AAACCGGTTCACTATTTCCATAAAGCCCATACTTCTCAATATACAGACCTTTTTTGAAACAAGAAAAAAGAAAATTATCAATGTTTTCTATTTCATTTAATTTACAAAAAGCAATTACATCATCCCCATCTATCTTGGGTATATTAAGCGTTAACAAGTCGTTCTGTTCCATTTTCTAAATTATCAAAAGAGTTTATATAAAAAGATAAGAAAGGTTTTGGATTTTCCAAATCTGTGAAAGTATATTTATCTTTTTCCACATCGTAAAGACCAAATCCGTGTTTGGAGATTGTCTCACCGAAATTCTGTTGAATGGTTGACCCGATCATATATGCCTTCTTTCCTCCCGGAATATCAAACACCTGTCTTTTGTGGATATCGCCACACAGTACTAGATCACATCCTTTGAACTTGTCAGAATCAAATCCCTCGTCAAACTTATATCCGATGTCTGTTGATAACCCTCTAACAGGTCCGTGAAATAAACCGATCTTTCTTTTGTCAGATGGTTCAATAACTGGTGGGAGGTTGTGTTCTGTTAAGGAATATACAACCCATTCAATATTGTCGTCTACATACACACCTCTGTCCTTGTAATAAACTATATTCTCGTTATCAAGAGAGTCAATGATCGGTGTAAGAGCATCAAGTCGGGACATATTATTCTCCAAGAAGTCGTGGTTCCCTATGATGAGGACTGTCTTTGCAATTTTGGAACATTCTGTTAGGACCCAAGATACCATCTCAATAAGTTCAGGTGTCATTTGGTTTTTGGAATGAACAAGGTCTCCGGTGAATACGATTCTATCCGGGGCAATTTCTCCAAACTGTTTTAACATCTTACCTATAATGCCCCGGTATAGATCGTGATCTTTGAATAATCTGATATGAAGATCAGAGAAGTGAACTATTTTGTTAATCATTTTAATTTTTTTATAGTTTCTTAAAATAAGTTTGTGGCAAATTTACATCATTTTTTTTAATATAAAATGAGTTCATATTCATCCACCTTTGTTGTTTATTGTTTTCACAAATGAAATATAACTTTGAAAGTGTATGAAATACAATATCTCCGACTATGATCATTTATTAATAATTTTAATTGGTTATTCAAATATCCATTCTCCTTTCATCACTCCGTTGATGATTTTTGTTTTAACACAACCGCAATTATGTCCTGGTGCGTCCATAAAACAACCATTATTGTCATTACCAGTACATTCAACTTCTATTTCACAATTAAATCCAACAGGTAGTTTTGATTGTGATATGGATTGTATTGTTTTTTCTACTAGATCTTTTATTAAAGATTCTTCTACTAGATCTTTTATTAAAGATTCTGTTACTGTTTTTCCAATCATATTCCAACAAGCTATTTCAACAGCATCTCTCATATCCTCCTCTGTGAATTTATATTTCTCTTTGGCTTTGTTGTAACCTATTCCAAATCCAAAAGACCAATCACCTCTGTTTACAGAAACCTCTTGACCACCCGTAAGTTCTTCCCATAAATTATCTCCTATACACTCAATAGTAGGGAATGTCATCGGTAATGGTGGTAGTAAATCTACTCCATCTAAAATTGGTGAGTTGTTTAGCGATAGGTGGGCAATTATTTTTTTGCAGTCTCCGAATACTTTTTGACATGGATTATCGTTAGCGTATCTAAATACACCATAACTATCTGTCACCCAATCCCCTTCTTTAATCTCCTCATCAGAAGTGATTAGTATGTAGTTGTTTGTTTTGATAACTAAATGTGTCATTTATTAAGGATTTTGATAAGTTTTTCTTTTATTCCTGTCTGTTTGATTCCTTCATTCTCTTTGGGTGTTAATACAAAGTTATCACCCAAAAATAAACTCATATCCAAATCATCCACACTAACCCAACTTGTGACATTTTTATTATTATCTAACCATTGTTGGATTTCCAATGACCTGAGAAGTTCTAATGTGCCGGACTGATCAACTATTGGAGTAAAATCCAAGGGTTTTTTGACAACACCCATAAGATCATAATATACACCCATATCTTCCAATGATCCGTGAAGTTTCCAATCAGAACTAACAACGATTTCAGCCCCGGTTTCAGTTAAAACTTCGTTAAGAACTTTAACCGCCTTTTTATCAAAATTATCAAATCTATGTTCTACGGGAACTTCTCTTAATGTCATAGACATTTTTCTCCCACCCCACTTCTTTTGTTTTTTGAGTCGGGAACCCCAATTGTTTGACAAGCAAACAACACCATCGTGATCTAAAAATAGGACTTTCATATCACAAAGATAAGGATTTTTTATATTGAAAATATATTTTCTTTTGGATTATAATCAAAAACACTTTTGGAACCACCATTTGTGGCTTTGACATTAATATAAGGATTGGTCCCGCTACTTTGTATACTGATACCAGTATGCGTTGTTAATTTATTATTCAATATCTCGCCAATCGCATCATAAACTCCTTTAAGTTCATCCGGTGTCATGCGAACTGTCAATGTCTCATCTTGTTTTGTAAGATTTATAAATCCAGTGTCTTCATTTACACCAACCACAACAACCGATTCGTCTATAATAATTCGTTTGTCAATTAGTTTTGATTCTTTTTTCATTGTTTTCTTTTTATAAATCTAAAATATATAGTAGCTATTCCTAATCCTATTGTTAATACTTTTTTATATTCATAATAATCTGTGGATTGATACCCAATACCTAAATCAAACCACCATTCTTTATGATCTAAAGTATTCCAAGCAATTTCAATTTTCATCTCAGTCATTGTTTTGAATTTGTAAAAGGTTTACCTTTTTTTTCTATCCATAAGTTTAACTCATTGTATAAAACAATATCATCATTAAATGTTGGCCCGAATCCTCTGAACATATACAATAATTGTTTCGCCCACCACAGTTTGAACTTGAATGGTAATTTATAATAATATTTTTTCATTGTTTTTCTTTTAATTTATCAATATACCATTCAATACCTTCAATGAAACCATCTGCATATTGGACACTTTCAATCTGAGATCTAAACTTAGCTTCCTCTTCAATTTCTTCTAAATTTATTTTATTAGGTTTACCCATATTATATCCCCTCATAAATCCATTTATGAAAAAATGCTTATCCTCTTCTGTGCAACCATCACATCCTTCCCAAGATTCCATGGCAAGGTCATATACTTCTTTCATATTACCAATCATTTTATCCACCTTCTCTGCTATGTGTGGCGGCATCCCATCTAATAATCTTTCATTCAATTTGTCATTCATAATTTACCAATTTTCGTAATCTGTTAAATTAATGTCAAGTTCCGGAACATCTTCTCTGCCTGCCATTACGATAGTTCCAATACCGGTGGGGATGAACTTAAACCAATACCCACCGCCAGCAGCTCCAAAATGTCCTTCAGGAATAATCGGTAAAGAATTTTTCCAAACACGATATCTAGCTTCTTGATCTTCTGTTAATTCAAATTTCATAACTTTTCAATTTCTTCTTTTACTAATCTCCAATAAGATTTATAATTCCGGTGCGTCTCTGAAAATACTGTTGATTTCAAATGAACATCATCTTCAGCAATTTCAATTAACTTATCAACCGCAATTAAAGCACATTCTTTAGCATATTGATTTTTATACATTGGATAATCTTCTCCACCGGTATAATTGGTCGCCCACGATGTTGAGATTCCCATGCTACTTACTAAATAAATTGCTTGCGCTTTCGGTGTCATACTCATTTTTTTTGATTAATTCAAACAATTCTTCGGTTTCATCAGGTATCTCAAGAAACCTAATATGATGGTGTTTTCCTTCCACCTCCAAGAATTCATACCAAGGACCTGATGCAAAGTTGATACCTGTTTTCTCCCTCATTTCCTCACCACTGACCACATCTATAACGTGATAGATTGATCCTTTATGGGTACGGATACTACCATAACCTTCTTCATCAACACATAAGGAATTCTCAATACAGATTACTCTCATAGTTATAACTTTATTTTAATTTCAGTATTGATTTTTTCTCTCCATGATTCGTCTTCAGGTAGTTTTATATTTTCCAGATATTCTTGTAAATACAAATTTAACACTCTCAAATGATAGATATACTCTTCACTATTTGAAGAATTTAATTGTGTGGTTGAAATTGCCGTATCAAATATATGTCTAACAATTTGACTACTTAATTCTTTATCTTTCATATCTTTTCCAAATCTTCTTTTAATCTTTTAAGAAATGTTTCCTCCCCATCATCACCGGACAGAAGCCAGTCAATCCTATGAGCATAAACCTCAGCCTTACGAAGAATATCTACCGCTTCTTTGAACTTCTCAATTACCTCATCGGGATATTTGTAATGATACATATCCTCCGGATACTTCACATACCAGTCCGGATCTCTCCAACCTTCGTCTTTGAGTTCTCTTTCAGTTTTCTTTGCTCCGTTTTTTTCAATAACGGATTCAATAGAATCGGAAATATTCCTAATTCTGTATTGATCGTAGTCGAATCTTCCTCCTGACATAAAATTTGTTTTAGATTACAAATATATGACTATTTCTTTTCCTGAAAAAATATTTCTTCACAAATAATTCTTTTGTCCGGGTCCAATAATATACCCTCAAAGAACTTTTTGAGATTGTTTCTACCTAAAAGAGTGATTTTTTCTTGTAAATCCTGCTCAGTGGAGTCAGGTCTCATTGTAACGTCCTCTAACTTGATCTTTACTGTATATTCTGCTTCATATTTCATACAGATTCAATTTTTGATTCTTCATCGTTGTTATCAAACAACTTGAAGTCATCGTTCACATATCCACAAGAATCACATTTGTAAGTTGGAAATGGAACAAGTGTATCTTCCGAAGAACCGGTTAGTAATTTTGATACTTTTTTTAGAATAACAACTTCTCTGAAGTAAGTGTGACCACAAGATTCACAAGCTACCGTAGGTTGTTGTCTTAAATCAATTTTGGGTTTTAATAAATCGTTGCTCATATTTTTTATTTTAAAGATAATAAATTTATTTGACTTTTCAAATTAAATATTTTTTCATATCCATTTCAAGGACTGTCCCCATAATTTGTTTGGGTATTCTATACTCCTTGAAATCAGAATCATCCTGTAGTAATACTATGATACCCCCAAACACCCTCATATTCTCATATTTGGTTCCTTTCATCATCTCAAGGAATAACTTCACATATAAAGGTAATTGAACGTAATAGTGACCAAGAGCCGTGTCATCAACATCAGTGAATGGATCTTTCATTTTCTTTGTAAATCTATTTGATTCAAAGTTCTTGGGTTTGTTTGTCTTCCAATCAGTTATAAGAAGTCCATATTCGGTCTTATCTTTGCTTTCAACTAACCACAACTTATCAGGCTGTCCGGTATATCCCAAATCAGGATGTCCCAAGACAGTTTCTGTATCAAGTAATGCTACATTCCTCTCTTTCATTAGTTTCAAATACTTTGACCCAGCAGAAATCATACTATCACTTTTCATCATCTGAATTACATCACACTCAAATATCGGTTCTCTCACATCTTTGTAGTTATCATACTGCTCAATAAGTTTCTTTTCCAAAACGTAGTGAACCCTTGATCCCATATTTGTTGCATATCTTCCGGATGCCGCCCATTCAGCTATTAACTCCTCTTGTTTCTGTGGATCTCCCCCGGATTTATTATATGCCGCTTGTTCAGTTGGAAACTCAGTATAAAACTTCTTTAATACCTTTGATACCGATGGATAGTCAGTCCTACCATTCATAGTATAGATATGATCTTCCTCCTTAAAGGTTAGCCCAAACTCCTTTTGCTTCATGGCAATTGTTTCCCTAATGTCTTTTGCAATTTCGTGTAAATCTCTCATCTCATTTTGTAATAATAATCGTTTATGTTTCCCCTCAGATCGCATACATCCTTATCCTCGGGTAGTTTAACTATTTTGACTCTATCATATAACGCCCCGCCATTCAGTTCCCTATAAAGCTTAGTAGCGTTCGTCCAGGCGTCACCATCAAGACAAATTATAACATTTTTTTTTGACTTCGTATATAAGGACTCAAAAAGATATTCTGATAAATGTTTTCCAAGCATTGGGATTGGATTAGGTAGGAAGAACGCATCAAACACACCCTCAACAATGTAAATGTCTTCATCCCAATTTATTAGATGTTCGTTGAATATGATCTTGTCTTTCTCAGCTTGAGGGTTCTTATATTTGAACTTTGTATTACCCCAACTTCTTGCAACATAATAGTTTAGAACATTATTCTGATCATAGGACGGCACAATAATCCTTCCGGAACATTCTCCTTTATCACAGAATCCGATCTGATACTTCTCAATAATTTCGTCTGTAATACCCCGACTTGATAAATAATTTTTGGCCTGCTTATACACAGGATAGATGGGGTTTGAATCTTTGAATTTGGTATATCCTTCCGGTAGTGTGAGTTTCTTTGCTTTCTTCTCCCTGACCTTAATCTCTTCAGGCCTTACAAGGAGATATAACTTCTTTTGTTTCTTGGTCCCATAGGTGTCAAACAACTTACCCAAAGGTCCGTGAGTTCCTTCAGTATCACCACAACTCCAGCAGTGATAAACCGATTTATCCAAGTTAACCTCAAAATTACCTTTACCCCTACCCGCATCACAAACCGGACAGTTATAGGAATACTGGTGAGTGGAGTTATTGGTCTTTTTAGGATCACCCAAGACCTCTTCCAATAAATTTAATATTACTTCAATTTCTTGTTCCATTTGTGGATATACACCACAAAAATAAGTATTGTTTGGTAAATTACCAAATCCCTTTTTCTTTCATATAACCCAAAGCACAAGTGTAAGCATCGCTTTGGTCAAAGTTCTCTTTCTTTAATGTATTATTTTTTGTATAGTGCCAAACGATCTGTGGTTCCCTTTTCGCCACAAGTTCCCAAATAATCATCTTCTTATCAATATCTTTTGGAAACCCTCCGAATAGAACAAACTTGTTTGCATCATTCTTCTTGACAAGATGGGGAAATGCAAATTTTCTTGAATTGTATGTGGATATAAATTGGGGGATAATACCCAACACGTCATATATCTCTCTAAATATTAAAGTATTATATCTAAGTAGTGTTCCTACTGTATAAACGTTGTTTGAGTTAAGTAACGGTTCCTCTATTACAACATCAGTAATTCCAAGTTCCTTATACCCGATCAATTTACTTCTGAACATCTCGGCTTTTACCAAAAGTTCTTCCATTTTGTTTTCTCTTTTAGGTTTGGGAATTGGTGAAATGTGTGTAAGTTCCAATAGTTCTTTTGTCTCCATATCAAATAGAGCCCATCCAATAGTTTTGGTTGAAATGTCAAGACCCAATACCTTGGGGTTGTTTTTTATTTCCATATTGTAAAATACTAAACTATCAAGATTAGAAGTCAAGTTTAACTGCAATTTGTTGAGTGCCTTGCCTTAACACCGGTGATTGAAGTTTTGTCACAACTACTAAGTCTTTATCAACATCATATAATCCAACTTCTGAAATATAAGAAGGTGAACCAGATTTCCATGTAGGGTTACTTGTATTTGTGAATTGAGTTTGTGAAAGATTCACTAAGAACTTCATCTCATAAATTGTAGCTTGAATATCGGTCTCTATATTTCCATAGAAAAAATATTCGTCACCAAATGTTAATTTGTCCTTTTCTAACGGGAAAGGATCTGGTAAATCAATAAAATTATCTAAATTATAAGTTGGTGCGTTTTGATAAGCATTGTGACTTATTGTAAAAGTCGTACCGGTCATCCCACTCACCGTGATATAACCATTAATACTTGAACCTGAAAGTTGATTTGTGAAATCAAGTAATTTCCAAGATGAAGAATTTGGTCTTGTTTTTGTGTCACCTGTTTGAACTAATATTTGAAACTGTTGAGCATTGAATCCTTGCATACAACAATCAGTCAAAAATGGAAACTCATTTCCAAATTTAACCGTTACGTCTTGTCTTTGGTTGGTGTAACATGTCTGTGGACCGGTTATTTTACTATAATAATTACAATGTAGTGAATTAGTGAATGCGGAGGAACTGAATCTATAGGTAAGATACAAAACCTGATTTTCATTACCAAGTAAGCCTATGTCGTCATTATTATCATCACATACATTAGGAACAACTAAAGACAATTTTGGAGCTGGTAAAGTCCAGTTTCTGTTTGATTTATAACTCATCGCGGCAATTATTTCATCATCATCAAAAACAATTTGTTTCAAATCAGGAAATACTTTACCTACTCTACTTGGATTACCATCACCATTAAGATGGGTATCCCAAAGATGGAAATATCTCAATCCGGGTTCGTTCATATCATTGTTTTTGGATGATTGAAGATATCTTACATCAAAATAATTTGCATTACCAACATTAGGATCAACATAAAAAGTTTCGCCTATCGTTTTAGTAGATGATTTATGCCACATCAACCATGGTATTGTTACCTTGAAGTTTCTCGCCATTCCCAAAGTATCCACTGCTAAAGGATCAAAAGGCTCCATTGCAAATTTCTCACCATAAAAACTATCAATCGCATTGTTTGTATAATGCACTATAGCAATTGATTTTTGTTCTTCAGGTTCCAAATAAATTTTTTCATCATATGAGTTATAAAAAAATGTATCCGTACTCTGAGCATTCAAGGTGTTGTTAATATAAAAAGTTTGTCCTGACTTATTTTGGTATCCGAAATATTCTTTACTCCCAATATACTCTCTTGACCCGAAATTTCTAAAATCTTCATTTAATGATGGGTTGATGCCAGCCGGGTTTTCCGACCAAACGATGTTCATATTCCAAATTTTAACGTCAGTGTTTCCCAAATCACATATTGACTCAAAATTAATAACATCAGGAGGCCAATAACCCATTGGGGTGTTATAGTCATAAATTTCAGTAATTCCCGACGGATAAAATAATATTTTCGCATCTTTGCAACATGTTGCTGAGTTATAATATTTTGGTATTTCTCTATCAAATTTTACAATAGTTCCTCCTGTAGTTGCACTCACCTCTTGAACTTTATAAGTGAGTATTGGTATGTTCTTATTTATGTTACCACAATGTCCGGATGCATCAAAATATATGACCGCAAAATCTCCAACTTTTGGTGTTCCTGTTGTTGGACTACAAAATGAATTTTGAAGATAATATCCGTTAACATTACAATTCAAACATGAATTTATTTTATAATTTGAATTAACAGTATACGCAGAGGTTGTTTTTGCACTCCAAGGTATTGTATTACCTGTTTCAAAAAAACCTCTGGGTGCCGCTGTATTGTAAACTGAATCAATCTGCGAATCCATGGTGGCAATTCCATAAGTAGAACCTGTTGCACCATTAACATAATAAGGATACTTGACATTCATCTTATTGGCTTGTGGTTCTTGTGTAATGTTTTGAGCGTTGTAGGCCGCCTCCAAAATTACATTATTAGCCTGATCATAACCGGGTATTGAGTTATATGAAAGTTCACTATCTCCAACCTGAAAGTATCTTATATCTAATTTACCTTGTGAAAGTTTTTGTCTACCTACATCTGTAAATCTTGTATTTAATAATCCTGATGTATTTTTAATGATGTACGCCATATTGGATAAATATTATGTTATTGAAAAATTTGTGGACTCTGATTTATGATAACTTGATTTTCTTCCATCTCACAACAATCACAACTATATTCAATTTCATCAAAATATGATAGAATTCCAAGTTGAGCCTTCGTAAAACATGGCCCAACTAAAGAACCACTTTGTTGTGTATCTATTCCGTAAACAAATCTAACAAGAAAAGAGTCATTTTTTTCTAGTGTAATTTGCCCAGTACTATACTGTCGGACACCGGACAATACAGAATATGTTGGATTACAATCGGAGGGGAATACAACGCTTAATGGTTGATTCAAAATTTCATTTACCGGTTGATTAATACTATTTTTTTGGACAGTGTTTCCTGTAGTGTCAAAATAAGCAACACCAGGTTGAGAATATGATAAATCATATTGAATCACATAATTAAAAGTGATATTCTCACCTACCGGGATCAAAGATGTATCATAAACTACCTCCGCCTCATAGTATTGTATAAATCCTATTTTTGAAAGTTGTTTGAGGGTAGTTGATTGCGATTGAACAGAAAATTTATTTACCGGAGGTGAATCAACAACCACAACCTCACTCAATAATGTATTATTTGAGCTTTTAGCATATACTGTGTATGTACCAGGTAATAAACTGTTAAAAACACCTAAATTTTGGAAATTACTATTATCCAAGGAATATTGCCAGCTACCGGTACTCCCCAATGCTGTTGCAAAAATTGAACCATTTGCCGATTTACAATCAGCATCATAACTTATCGCATTAAGAAAACTGAATGTTGATACAAAAGAACTACAAGTCCCCGTTTGCGATACCACAACAAAATCGCCTGATGAAGAACCTACAGCATTCCAATTTGTTTGAGGTATCTCATCAAAATCAGTGGATCTGAAAACACACCCTTTATTCGTATATCCAGAAAAATCCCAATAACCATTAGTATTCCATACCAAACTACCTGAGTTTCCGGAATACACAGGTTTTGTATTTATCGTAGTATTATTATAACAAAAATCAAAGTTAGATTGTGTTGAATTTTCCAAGTCAAATATCAATAAACAAATACACGGATAAACGTTATCCTCGGGCTCTAGTTCAAAAACAACTTGATTTTTACATTTTTTACCATTGTTGTATAAAATTAAACTATTTACATTGCTTGGAGTTTTCACTAATACACCTGTTGTTGATAGTAAACTTAAGGACAATCCCGATAAGTTTGCATTAGTTGGGTACTCTTTCGCTATGAATGCCGGATTTACTATATCATAATATATTGAGTATAATCCTGGCGACGTTCCTCCTGTAATTTTTATTTGATAAAATCTATCCATGTTATTATATTAAACCATTATCTATTATTATCCAATTATTAGGTGCCGAAGTTAAAATACTTTTAGCAGAACTTGCGATGTTGTTGTAGTTCTGTGAAACATTCATCTGAACATTCGGTTTCAGAGTCAATACTGACCAATCTATTAACAGATTATTGTAGTTTGTTATACTAAAACTACTTCCTGATAAAAATCCACTCAAGTTTGTAACATTTATTGGTTTCCATGTTTGTAAAGTTTGGTTAAAATTTGAAGAATTTCTAAACATATCCTCCATTGTAGTTACACCTGTGACATTCCAAGTTGATAGATCTTTGTTAAATTGTGAAGCTCCTTCAAACATACTTTCCATAGTCGTAACTTTAGATACATCCCACGATCCAATTGGTTGATTAAATGAAACAGCATTTGTAAATACCCCTTCCATCAAAGTGACAGCACTTGTAGTCCAACCACTTATATTGGGGGATCCTAAATTATTAAAGATTGATGCCCCATTAAACATATTTCTGAATGTTTTAACATTACTTACATCCCAATTACTCAAATCCTGATTAAACATAACCGCACTTCCAAACATTGATCTCAAACCTTGACTGAAACCACAACAAGTATTCACTTTTTTTACATTCCAATTACCTAATGGTTGATTAAATTTGTCTGTTGAGAAAAACATATGTCCCATCTCTTCAGCCGATGAAGTATTCCAATTATTTATAGTTGGAGACGAATTATTGTTGAATTTTTTTGCATCATGGAACATATAACCAAAGAATTTTACTTTTGAAACATTCCATTTTCCAATGTTCCTATTAAAGTTATATGCATTATAAAACATATAATTCATTTTAGTTACACTTGATGTGTCCCAATCATTTATTGTATCACTTCCGTTATTGTCAAAATTTGTTGCCCCTGCAAACATAAATTGCATATCAGCACAAAATAATGTTTTCCAATTCCCTATATTTTTATTAAATTGAGTTGCACTTTCAAACATGCTTTGCATCGTGGTTACATTGTTTGTTGTCCAACCACTTAAGTCTGAATTGAAAACAGTTGCATTTTTGAAGGTATAACTCATGTTATTTACCTTTGAAGTGTCCCATTGGCTTACCTTATTTATACTTGATAGACTTGTACACGACTCAAATAAACTTGAAAACGATGTCATACCTGAAGTGTTTAGGGTATCAACAACATTCGGAATATTGAGATTGGTACAAGCCGAAAAATGCCCTGTTGAATTCCCGAGCTGTATGGGTCCCCACTTTAAAATTTCCAATAATTTTAATCTATCGGAAGGATCTATTTTATAGTTCCACCCTATAAAGTTACCCGGAAAACTATAAATTTTTATTTCATATACACCAGTTGATGCATAGGTATGTGTTTTTTTAACATCATTCCAATTTTTTATATTATCCCAAGGCCCCCCATCTCCCCAATCAACATATATGTCGTAAATACCTGAAGATATTAGTGGTAATTTCACTTGATTATTACTGGTTGTTCCGGGTTTGGTTGTATCTATTTTGAAATGAAAATATTGCGGTTCTTCAATTTCTATTTCAGCGCATAGATTGTTATTGTCTACAATTTTGAGTTTTGTGGTGCCAATAGGTATATTATTTAAGATCAATGGACAATTTGGTAACGTCAATTGAGAAACAGTCGTTGAGGTTATTTCAGAGATATAATAATCCTGATTGCCATAAATGACTATAGGATCTACCAAGTTATTGGCACCAATATCATCCAAACAAATTGCAACTTCAAATGTCATATTTATCCTATTTTGAAAACATATCCGTTTATTCCTGTTGAATTATTACAACTCAAATGTTTCTTTTGGTTGATTGATGCTTTGAAGTCGCAATTCACAATTTCAATAATAGTACAAAATTCTTTCTTAATGAAATCTCCATACTTGTCAATTACTTCAATCAAATATGTCCCTTCAGGTTGTCCGACCAAGGTTTTTTGGTTTACTTTGTCTCCTGATGGTGTTGTCCAAGTGTAACTATAAGGCTGTGTCCCACCTGTGACATTTACTGATAATACACCTAAAGTTGTGCTTGTTTGGTTAATAACATTACAACTAATCCCCATTTCAAGAATTGTTATAATTTCACACCCTGTTGCTGTAGATCCTGGTGGTATTGGAGATGGTGCTGATGAGCAATCTTGACACTCCAAATCATTACAATCTGATGTGATTATAACACCACCTATGTCATTTAGGTTAATTACCTTTGTTTGTGGTGATGGTTCGGGTATAACAGTATAACAGAAATTAGATGGATTTATACTTAAAGTAAATCCAATATTATATTTGGTTCCTGATACTAATTTATATATTAAATTATCACAACAACCTGAAACATAATTACTTTTTGGAATAACAGGGATAACTGGATTACAGACTGAGTTATTACATCCGTTCGCCAAAATACTGCCGGCGGTTGCAATGGATGGAGATGGTGAATCAGCCGCTATTAGAGAATAACATTGTCCACTCAATAAAACAGTGTCACCAATTTTATAAACATTAGATTCCGGTATACTAAGTATAACAATATCATTTGTCTTACAATTTTCAAATGGGTGATCTCCTTCCGCAACGTAACAATTTGTATTATCTTGAAGACAAGAATCACAATCCTTAAATCCGTATTTACCTATTACATTATTTACCGATAAAGTCGGAACTGATACCACAACAGGTGTCACAACTTCAAAGCATTGAGTAAATACATTAAAATTTTGATCGGTAACTTGTAAGTTCAATACCATTCCAACAGGTGCCGCAAAACCCAAAATTGTTGTTAAATTATTAGCCTTAAAAATGGTTATTTCATCACCACAACATTTTTTCAAATATACACTCGTTGAACAAAAATCAACTTGATACAAAGCTGGATTTGGAGTACTCAAAGAATATGGTCTGAATTTATTTTCAGAAGCAAGGTATCCTGATTCACCTAATGTTATTGTGCATGCCGAATTAGTAAAAGCTGTGCAGTTTACTATCAAATTAGGATCGTCATCAAAATTACAACTCAAATAATAGTCATATGAATTAACCCAATAGTTAACGCACGCAACTTGTTGTGAATCTATGTCAAACCCTAACTTTGTTTTAATACACGACATTATATGTTAACTTTGTTTTTTATTTCACACTCGTTATTATCAATCACTTTTATACCGACCTCAGTTAATGATAAATAGGGTGCTGGTACTAAAAATTGATATGGAATATTCACATTGTTTATAGTTGAAATGAAAATACAATTACCATATGTATTATCGCACAAATAGACATCGTAAGGTGATGATCCGCTTAAAGATGTTATGGTTATTAATTTTGACATATTTTATAATTTTTTATACACAAGGTATACATGTTCCTCCGTAAGAGAAGAATCCAACCGCATCTATTGTTCCATAGTTACAACTTGTGTTTTCTCCTAAACTCAAATAAGAGGTTCCATCAAATAGAGTCCCATTACTATTGTAATATGTTTCGCCAGGTTGTAAACCAGCAATTGGGGTGTAAGTATAAAGTGTTACAGTACCTGATCCACTATTTCCACAACCCGCAGTTGGGTTAATATAAGCAATGAAAGAAAATGATGGTAGATTGTTTTGTGTTGGTGTTTGTGTGGGAGTTGGCGTCGGTACCGGTACTGAACAACAAGGACCATAGATTAAGGATGAAATTGGTCCTGATACCGATCCTTTCAAAATGCAACCTGCAATAACATCAGGTCCTATTGACACTGACTGATTTTGTGGTGTTCCATCACAATCTATCCAAGATACCGTACCGGGTGTATCTACATCAAAACTAGCACCATTAGCACAAGAACATGTAGTTGGTGTCGGTGTTTGTGTTGGAGTTTTTGTTTGAGTTGGAGTATTAGTAGGAGTTTTAGTATTAGTTGGAGTATTTGTTGGCGTTTGAGTATTAGTAGCGGTATTGGTAGGCGTATTACTATTAGTTGGCGTATTTGTTGGCGTTTGAGTATTAGTAGCGGTATTGGTAGGCGTTTGAGTATTAGTAGCGGTATTGGTAGGCGTATTACTATTAGTTGGCGTATTAGTAGGAGTTTGGGTGCTTGTAGGTGTTAAGCTTGGACAAGGTCCTGAAATTGAATTTAATATTCCAAATGATCCGCTTGGTATCAAAACTTGTACCCATGTGTAAACACCTGAAACTACAGGAGATATTGGGTTTTCATTATATTGATATAAAATTCCGGAACCTAAACTTGATCTTAATTCCCATCTATTATTTGATATTGACCAAAACACATTGAATGTAAATACGGATGATTGGTCTGTAAAAGTAAATGATTGTTTTCCATTTACTACAGATCCCGGACTCACATTAATTGATTGTGATCCAACAAAAGTCTCTGATGCGATTTGGAAACAGATTCCGCCTAAAGTATTTGATGGAGTATTCGTTTGTGTTGGTGTAGGAGTGCTTGTTGGTGTGTTTGATGGATCAGGAGGACAAGACGAACAATCTGTTCCAAGTATAGATACGACGGAATTCAATACCGCATTAGTTGATATTGATTTTTTGCCCTCATAATACACACAATATGATTGATTATCAATAATCGCATTCATCGTGTATCCCGAATCTATAGTAATTCCTGAAATTTGAACTTCTTCCGCCACGTAGAAATAAGCATTTGTTGCACAATTTCTCAAAGAGTTGACCTGACTACATTCAAGTTTTTCATCAAAAATCTCATAATTAACAGAACCTGTAAAACACAAACCTCTATAGATGTTTGTTGGTGTTACTGATGGGGTTGGTGTTGGTGAGGCGGTTGGTAGAGTAGTTGCACTCAGCGTCATACCTATACCAAAGCATTTTTGTGTTATTGTGGGTGTTTGCGTATTTGTTGGTGTTGGAGTTTGGGTGGTGGTAGGTGTAGGAGTGTTAGATGGACCCGGGATATTACAATCAAATATCGCATCAAAGTCAAAAACATCACATGGATTAACCGGCGGAATTGGTGGACAAACTCCTTGTGTAAGTTCGTCACATAAATCAGGACAAGAACTATTACATGGTGTTTTTCCGAATAGTATACAACTTCCACCTAATGAGCTTGATAGACACCATTTATTGATACTATAATATATGTATCCTACTGACGTAGTTCCTCCGGTATAAAAGTCATAAGTTAAATATGTTCCGGCTATTACGTATTCACCATCAAACGGAGTTACACCATTTGTGTTCAAACAATAAACATTTGGACACTGATCAGTCGGACTTGGTGTTGGAGTATTAGTAGGTGTTTCTGTAGGAGTTGAAGTATTAGTGGGAGTATTGGTTGGAGTTTCAGTATTAGTGGGAGTTGGGGTGTTAGTTGGTGTGTTTGTTGATGTTTCGGTGTTTGTTTGAGTTTGAGTATTGGTTGGAGTGTTAGTTGATGTTTCGGTGTTTGTTTGAGTTTGAGTATTTGTTGGAGTATTAGTTGGGGTTTCTGTCGGAGTTTCAGTATTAGTGGGAGTATTGGTTGGAGTTTCAGTATTAGTGGGAGTATTGGTTGGAGTTTCAGTATTAGTGGGAGTATTGGTTGGAGTTTCAGTATTAGTGGGTGTATTGGTTGGAGTTTCATCCGGGGTAGGTGTATTAGTTGGAGTTTCAGTATTAGTGGGAGTATTGGTTGGAGTTTCAGTATTAGTAGGGGTATTGGTTGGAGTTTCAGTATTAGTAGGGGTATTGGTTGGAGTTTCAGTGGGTGTATTTGTGGGCGTTTCTGTTGCAGTTGGAGTATTAGTCGGAGTTTCGGTTGGAGTTTCAGTATTAGTAGGTGTGTTAGTAGGTGTTGGTGTAGGACAAGTTATAGATTCACTTGTTAAGCAGTTAACACAAGATGAATAAAAAGTTGATGATATTGAGGTGTATAACGGTAACCCTATTTCATTAGTTATAACCTCAGCACAACCTGAAAATGATGTGGTATCCAAATAATAAACTTCTCCGACTGAAAGTTCTCCGGGTATGTTTGATACATTAAATTTATTATTTTCATCACAACAATCCTTAAACGAATAAAAAAAAGGTAGTGGCGATTCTGTTGGGGTTGGTGTGTTAGTAGGTGTATTAGTTGGAGTTTCAGTATTAGTAGGTGTGTTAGTAGGTGTCGGTGTAGGACACGGACCAATTGCCGAAAATAAAATATCCCCCGTAAGAGTGCTCGGAGATCCAAAGTCGTCGCAGTTACAAAAATACTGAGTTTCAAGTGGTCCAATCGTTAATAAACCTATAACGCCAGGATCACAACCATAATATTGACCTGTAGAAGTACTTCCGAGTTGATTTTGGGCAGAATATTCAGTACATGTGTTACATACCGGAGTTACTGTGGGTGTCGGTGTCGGAGTAGATGACGGACAAGAACCACCATCAGAGTAAAAACTTGCAGATGCGGTTGTCTTGAAATCGGATGTATAGTAATATATATCAGGAATTCCAAAGTCCGAGTCGTAACATTGGGACGCTTGGTACAAACCTGCAGAATCAAAGTATTCTGTCACTAAAACTCCCAAACAATTATAATAATCAATATAAACACGTCCGTTTATAAAAGGAGGAGTTCCACTATTCAAGACCGCAGCGGATATATCTGCAGAATCTATAGAAATATTCAATATATTACATGCCATAAATTAAACTTCAATATTATAAATAATCCGAATTTTGTTTTTGAAATAAAGATTTCAAAACTTCAGTATATTTTATTGTGGAACTTCTTTTATCAACGTATTCAAAAAAGTTTTCATTTTCCCTAAGTTTTTGAATAGGGTCACATTCAATAAATTCTCCTTTAAAAAATTTATTATTTTTTTCTATTTCAAGGACTCCAGCCATATGTAATATTGGTTTTTTATAGTAAATATCAATATCATCTGTAGCCCACGAAAAATCCAAATCCTCAATTATTTTTGTTTCTTTTTTTAAACACCATAAATTCCAAATCAATGCCCACATTTCAGCAGTCCAAACTTGGATCCCTTTAGATACCGGATGAGTATTTGTAAACTCCACTAAATAGTTATACAGGCTATTTGAATCATTATATATTTTGAACCAATTTTTATAATTTGTTTTTTTTATTATATACTGACCACCTCCTGTATTATCATTATTTTTAATTACACAATCCAATCCGATACCAAAAATATCTATCATTCCATTGATGAATTCATTACTTTTCAATCCATAATTTTTTGAATACAGGTCATCGCAATATTTAAGATAATCGTAAGATAAATAAGATTTTGTGTCGGCTAAATAACATACATTGTCTTTCAGGTATTTTTCATAATTAGGTTTTTCCCGGAAAATAATGTCCGCATCATGTAAAAAAAAACACTCACCATATTTTGGAAAACTTTTTAACCATTGTGAAATCAAATATGGTTTTATACTTGGAATATAATTTTTAGTGTCTCGTTTATCTTCATAAAAATGAACATTGAACCCTTCTTTTCTTAATTCCATAGCTCTTTTGGATGGTTTGTTTGTGTTTACCATACCAAAAATCATATGTATATCTGATGGGTTTACACCTTTTTCAACAAAATTATGACTATAAACTTCGCACTGCCAATGAAAATACTGAACATCAGGTTGTGCGGTTACATAAATTAATTTGGACATATAAACTAAAAAATAATATTTTATGTTTCAATCTAAATAGAATATTCTATGATATATTTATGATATATGAAACTTTTGAAAACTATACAAAAATTAGTTGAAGACGCAGAAAGAGATTATTATATCGCTTGTGATAGGTGTGCTGATGAAAAAACAATTAAGAGATTAGAAAAAAATTATTTAGATAGTCTAAAACTGATGGAAAAAATAAATAAAATAGATACACCAAAAAAAGAAAATCTATAATCCCCCATCTATTATAACCCAATTATAAGGACTTCCTGTAAGAGTGTTTCTACCTGATTGTCCTGCAACAGTATACTTTATAGTTCCAAAATTTATAGTCAATCCGGATTTTAATATCTTGCTTGACCAACTATTTAATAAACTATCATAATTTGCAGTTGAATAGTTTGAGAATGTTTTACCTGTCATAAATCCTGTAAACGCAGTAACAGAAGATGCTGACCAACCACTTATAGGTTGGTTGAAAGCGATTGCATCATTGAACATATTAGTCATGTCCCTAACATTACTAACATTCCAAGAATCTATTGGTTGATTGAATAATGAAGCACCCCTAAACATAGAAGTCATGTCTGTAACATTTGAGACGTTCCAACCGGATATTGAGGTAGATCCGGAATTGTTGAAAGATGAGTTTGATGCAAACATGGAATTCATGTTTGTTGCGGCAGATGTATTCCAACTACCGATATTTTGGTTAAACCCTGAACATGAAAGCATGGATGAAAAATTAGTCACCTTAGAAGTATTCCAGCTACCAATCGGTTGATTGAAACTTGTCCCTAAAAAAGTTGACCCAAAATCAACAACGTTGCCCGTACTCCATCCACTTATTGAAGGGCTTCCTCCATTATTAAACGCAGATCCGAATGTTCTTCTAAAAAAAGTTGCCGCGGAAACATTCCAAGCTCCGATATCTTGATTGAATGGTGAACTGGCAAATGTGCTATGAAATCCATTACTGTTTGCAAACGAAGTTGTGACATTTCTTACATCCCAACTACCTATGGGTTGATTAAAAGATGTTGCATAAAACATATGACCCATTTGAGTTGCCGCGGATGTTGTCCAACCACTAATAGAAGGGTTATTATTATTGTTAAATAATGTTGCTTGTCCAAACATATAACCGAAAGCCTGAACTTTGGATACATTCCAAGAACCAACATTCCTATTGAATTTGACCGCATTGAAAAACATATAATTCATGGCAGTGGCCGCAGAAGTAACCCAATTGTTAATTGAATTATTACCAGCATTATCAAAATTTGCAGCATTTTCAAACATCGTATTGAAGGTTGTGACTTTTGATGTATCCCAATTACCGATATTTTTATTAAACGTATTACAAGATGAAAACATTGATGCCATGGTTGTTACCGCGGATGTTGTCCATCCACTCAAATCGTCGTTAAAGAATGTACATCCTTGAAACATATTGCTCATGTTTGTAACATTTGAAGTGTTCCAAGAATTGACATTATTTATTGTAGTGAGACTTGTACATGATCTAAACATTTGGGTCAGGTTTGTAGATCCACTTAAATTTATTACATCTGTTGTTCCTGTAAGTCTTAAATTGGAACAACCATAAAAGTAAGACCCCAAAAATGTCGCCCCTGTTGATTGAAGTTGTACAGGTCCCCACCTATTAACATGTAACATTTTTAACCTATCTCCCGAGTTATTAAATCTGAAACCTCTGAAATTTCCCGGATAAGCGTATACCGTAACGTCATAAATTCCGGGAGTTGTATATGTATGTGCGGTTAATGGACTATTCCAAGTTGTTATATAATCTGTAGGGCCCGAATCTCCCCAATCAACTATCATATTATAAGTTCCCGCACTAACTAATGGAAGTGCAAACTGATTTGATGGCGAACTACCGACACTAGTTAATGTTGTGTTTATCCTCGCTTGGAAAGATGGTAAAATTACAGTTGGTGTTGGAGTTTGAGTTGGAGTTTGGGTTGGAGTTTCTGTATTAGTTGGAGTATTAGTTGGGGTTTCTGATGCTGTTTGTGTTGGAGTTTCTGTATTAGTGGGTGTTGGTGTTTCAGTATTTGTTGGTGTTTGAGTTGGGGTTTCTGTGTTAGTTGGAGTGGGTGTTTCGGTATTTGTTGGTGTATTGGTTGGTGTTTCGCTTGATGTTTGAGTTGGTGTTCCAGTATTAGTTGGGGTTGGTGTTTCTGTATTTGTAGGTGTGTTTGTTGGAGTTACACTTGATGTTTGAGTTGGTGTTTCAGTATTAGTTGGGGTTTGTGTTGTTGTTTGAGTTGGGGTTACAGTATTTGTAGGGGTTGGAGTGGGGGGCGAAATACAGTCATCAATCAATATCGCCTCACAACCAAATGAATCAATTACTTTTATTAAAACGGCAGGAGAATTAGTGAATGTGGATGAAAGATTTATATTTATTGGTAAAACTATATAGTTACCATAATCTTCGCACACACTTTGATTTACATCACACACAATTACTTGATATGGCGATGTACCGGTGACACTTAATATTTCAATTGACGCGGGTATATTTTAAAATTTAAAAATTTATAGTTTATGAAGTACACGGACTACATCCTCCCGCACAATATCCTGTCCTACAATATTCACTTGATATTGAACTAAAAGTTCCGGGAGAATACGCTGCGAACCCTCTAATACAAATACACTGTCCCGCCGGTACAATATGACTTGCGGATGTTATTGAACTACATAATTTGCCCGTGATTGATTGAGTTCCGAATCCTAGCGCTTGATATGTGATACAAGGTTCAAATTGAAACACCGGTGATTCCGCACTTGTACTTGAAGGACATATCGCCTTAATTTTGAAATCAATTGGGAAATAATCTTTAGGAGTACTATTAACTGCACTTGTAACGTCCACCGTTAGAGGTCCGTAACTACTTATTGATACAAATGTTGACGAATATGTTGATTGGTAAGATTTTTTGTAATAAACTATCGCATTGGTTACACAACTATTTGAACAAGCTCCAACACTAAATGTCAGTTGGTACTGTCCGGATATAGTTGTTTGAACAGAAGATATGGTTGGTGTACAACAAGCTCCGCCGCATCCCGCAATATTAGTTTGCGATGGGGTTATTGATGTGGTAGGTGTCTGTGTTTGTGTTTGAGTTTGCGTTGGTGTAGATGTTTGAGTTGTGGTTTGAGTTGGGGTTTGAGTAGGTGTTGGTGTTTGAGTTGAGGTTTCAGTCGGTGTCGGAGTGGGAGTTTGACTTGTTGGTGTTTGTGTGGGAGTTTCATTGGGGGTTGGCGTAGGTGTAGGAGTATTACTTGTAGAAGTCTGAGTTGGCGTATTAGTTGGTGTTTCTGTATTGGTTGGAGTGTTAGTTTGTGTTGGAGTGTTTGTTGGAGTTTCGGTATTAGTAGGTGTGTTTGTTGGAGTTTGAGTGTTGGTGGGTGTATTAGTTGGAGTTGGTGTTGGTTCCACACAACATATATCATAATCAATTTCCAAACTAACTTTTATATTTTTGTTAGACAATAAATAGGAACAATCAGAACTTACTTTGATGGTATTGTTGGTCACATCTATTATAACAGAACCAATACCCGTAATTCCTTCTAATACACTCTTCAATCCATTGATATAATCTTGATCCGAAGGATAAGACAATAAACTTGTAGTTGTGAATAAATTTTTAGTATAAGCAGTTCCAGCAACATCAACCTCTAAATAAAATACCGCACTATTTAGTTTACAATTAGTTTCACCTGAAATCAGATCAAGATAACCTTGATTTAACATTTCAAACATCCCATTTTTTGTTGCGGCAGTTTGGGTGAAAATACCATCACATACTTCGTATGTTTGATAAGAAAAATATTTTTTTTGACAAACAACGTTGGTATTTTTAGTTGTTGAACAATTATTTGAATCTGTTAATTTTAAAGAGTATGTTCCAGCAGTTAAACCTGTCACATATATACCGGTTTGTCCATTAACGTTTGAAGACCATTGAAATGTGTATGGTGGAACTCCTGATGTAATAAGAGATGTGATAGTTCCTTCTGAACCAGAACCACAACCCGTGGATAATAATGTAAAATCAACTGATTGAGTAGTTTTGACTTGAATGACATTTTTTTGAGAACATCCTGTAGAATCCTTGACTTCTAAGTTATAAATTCCTGCCGTTAATGCATTGAAGGAATGAGTAGTGTTTGATGTATTTAAGAATGTCAATCCATTCAAGTAATATGAGTAAATTCCTGGTGTATCTACATTTATAGTAACACTTCCGTTAGATAACCCACATGAAGCATCTGAAACAGAAGTAGATATATTAAATTTATTTGTATTGGTTATTGTAAAGGTGTTTTGGTAAATACAAGCGCTAGGATTAGTGATTTTTATTGTATATACACCTGTACTAAGATTAGTAAATGTTCTTGAAATGGAATTAGTTGTGACAGATTGGGTGTTACCTGATGAATCAGTCAGTTGGTATGTATAAGGCGTTAATCCGCCAAGTAAAGTTATATTAACACTTCCGTCATTACTATTACAAGTTGATCCGCTTGGTGTTAAGTTCACAACACTAAAAGCATCAATTGTGGATAAGCTAGTTGTACCAGTAACACTACACAAACCCGCATCAACAACCACAACTGTATAACTTCCTTGTCCTAAATTACTAAATGCTACAGATTGTGAGTAAGTTATATCGTAAGCACCATTTGAAAGTGAATAATAATAAGGTCCGGTCCCCCCGCTTATATTAACAATTATTTGACCATCTGATTGAAAGCAACCAGGTGATGTAGTTATGTAATTGATGATTGATAATGGATTAACACTGCCAACAACAGTTGACTTTGTTTTCACACATCCTTGAGAATCTGTTATCGTAACGTCATAAACGCCCGGTGTCAATCCTGATATAGATGGTGTTGTCTGTAGATTAGACCACAAGTAACTATAAGGTGGAGTCCCTGTCTGACCGGTAACATAAATTCTTCCTGTTGGGCTGCCAGCACAAAATGAATTATTAACAACGAAGAACCCAAAATCAAGTTCATCAGATCCTTGAACAATGCAAGACGAAGTTGTTCCTGAACACCCCCCCTGATCAAATACATTAACATAATACGTATCGGCGGAAAGATTTGTAAAATAATAATAACCAATTACTGAAGATGCCGAAGTGATATAACCATTACTTAAACTATAAAGATAGTAATTAGCATTTGAACTTGTTGTGGTTGCCGTAACTCCGAGTTGTCCATTGTTCAAACCACAACTTGTATCAATTGATTCAGTATTTAAACAAACTCCTGACGATATTGATAAGGAAACATATTGTGTGTTGGGGGATCCAGGTGTGGTAGAATCTGTAATAAGAACTAAATAAGTACCGGCCGATAAGTTTTGTCTTAATGAAGTCGTAACAGGAGCATCAATACCCAAATTTGGAATTTGCCAATCAATAATATATGGTGACACCCCTGATGTTGGAGTCAAACTCAAGGCCCCAACATTTAGATTCTGACAATCTCCAGTAACCGAACTATTAAATAAAATACTCATTAATTACAACTTATTGAAAAATCAATCCCTATGTTTATAGTAAGATTTTTATTATTCAGGTAACTATCACAACCCGAATTATAAATATATAAAGTATTTCCACTAATTGAATAATATAAACCTTGTTGAATCAATTGAGGTAAATAACTATCCAAAGAATTTTTCCAAATTTGATTATTTGGGACATCTAAATTACCTTCACCAACATAAAATAATTCATTTATCAAATTTTGCCCATCAAGTTTTAGATTCAAATACCAATTTGTCTTCAATGTGTTCAAGCTACAAACCAAAGAATTTGTAGATTGGTAATTGTTGACTATGTCACTTAAAATCACATTAAACGGTTGTGTGGGATAAACACTACAACTAACACTTTCATCAAAACAATTATAATCATATAAAGAAGTAATGAAGAAACACGGATCACAAGGTACAGGTATAATCGGACATCCTCTCTGCAATCTATAAACAAACTTTTGTCTATGGAATATTGAGTTTTCAAACTTCATTCCGGTCATCCAAATAGTTGTTGCCGGAATCATTTGTTCTACCAACCTAACCCAATAGTCACCGAGACCATTCACATAATCAATCATTGTTTTATATGTGAAATTATCATTCGGAATATTGACAGTTTGTAATGATTCCAAGTATCTGAAATAAATTGATTGTAAAGTCGGATACCCCCCTGTTTTTCCGTCAGAAATGAATTGTCTATTTCTAACATTAATCATATTCAACCAAAAAGTTTGAGCAAACTCAAAGAAAGATCTTCTTTGTGGTTGTGGATTTATAACTGTCCAATCCACACCGTCAGGTTTAGGATATGGCGATGTCAATCCGGTACTTGGTATTGGATAATCGTATTTGTTAGACATTGCCCACACATCATAAACCAATCCTTGTCCGGGATTCATGAATATATCAACGTTTTTAACGTTTAAGATATATTTTTCATTTTCAACATAGTAGTAAGCATCAAACTTTACTGAAGAATTCCCTACTCTCAAATCTGTGTCAGATGATGGCCAACTTTTTTTATTATCTTGAGTTTTGATTAACTTGAAACCTTCAGATATGAATGGAAAACTCCTAAATCTATCCAAATATTTTTGCCCGTATGAGAATGGTTCAAAACTTGTTTGTACATCAGTGTTCTGACCTGTAAAGGTACTAGCGGTTGCATTCACTTGTTGTGAACTTTGGTGTTCTTTTGTTAACTCAAACCAACCGGCCCCTTTTTGAAAATAAAAATCCTCAGTATCTATCGGTGCCTTTGGGTAACCATCATCATCAACAGGAAATTGGTCCCTATCCAAACTTACCGCGAGATATGTTTCATCTATTGTGAATGCAGTATACACATTCCCATATATTGTAAAAGTAGAATTTGGTCCTGTTAAAAAGTTTGGTGTTTCCCTCACAAAAATACCATCTGAAATGTCAAGATATTTGGAGTCAAAGTCCTTCATATTGATCCTTTGCCCCGCTATATAGATATATTCATTGAACTCAACTAAAGCCTCAGGTGCTCCTACTAATCTGAGTAAGAATTCTATTGATTTTCTTGTTCCTTTTGATTTGAATAGATATGCGGAATTTAATATCAAGTTACGATAAAATTGATAATTAAGCTCAGTTGGAGTTAACGCTCTTGAAAATCCAGGATATTCTATTTTATTTGTATTACCAAATACTGATGATAGAAAATCATCACTAGATATTGGTGAAACATTTATTTTCCATCCTAAAGTTTCCGATAAGTTTTTTAGTAATAGTGATGGTATATCATTCTTAATAGTATAATTCACAGAATTCATATGAGCTAAAGCGTCAATGAATTTTTTCGTTTCATCAAAACTTCTACCGTATAAATCTAATATTTTTTGGACTTTTCTATCCGGAGTATCAAATTCTTTAAATGATTCCGTTGTTAAAAACCTTGATACTAAATTAGTTTTGAAAGTATCAAATAGTTCCGAAATTTCATTCAAATTTGTCAAATAAAACTCAAAACTTGGTGATTTAATATCTAAGTTCCAAACACCATCCAAAGGCCATGTTACATTCTTTACTTCCGTAACTATTTCACCTTCATTAGTTTCAAAAGGGACCTTAAAACTAGCAGTATATTTGGGAGTTACAAGCCTGTTCAGTAAAAATTGTTCTACCTCGTCAAAATTTTCAATAAAGGATCTATCAGCAAAAAAATCATTAGGCCTGATTATCAAATCATCAGTGGAATTTTTTTGATTAGGAAATGGATTACCTTCAACAATAAAAGTTACATAACCATAAAACAAACTTTCCGATGGCTCCATGAAAAGAACATTATATTCGCCATCACCTACATATAGTGAATATTTTTCAAAATTAACTGTCAGATCACGGAGAGGGCTGACTGTTATTTCTCTTGCCAATAAATTCCTTGTAGAATTAACTGAAAAATCAACACCAAAAGGATTTATTATTTCATCAACCTGTAACTGAAAGGTTGTTGTATTTTCCAAAAAATCAAACTCAATATTTACCGCAGTATATCCGGTTGTGAAATTAGGTTTTAAATTATAACTTTCTATTGATGCCGGAAAAAAATTGATGATTTTTTGGACTGAAGAAGAAATTCTTTTGGATAAAGATCCGTAAAGGTTAAATTTTGTTATTTCACTTAAATCAAAATTTGGAAACACCCTAAACTCTTTCGCCGCAATCTCTCTAGACTGATTGACTGTGAGAACATTCAACGAATCCAAAGTAATTGGTTCAGAAAATAAACCTATGTTAAAATTCCTATTGGATTTTTCAGTTATATTTGTGGTAAATTCAAAGTTTCCTTGAGTTAATCCACCCCCTTGCACTATTTGTAACCCGACTATATTGTCGGAAAATGTGCCAGCACCGCTTGATGGTCTTGGAGGATATCTAAAAAACTTTCTAGCCATTATTGAGTTATAGTTGTAAAGTTTTTACTAAAATCAATGTTATTACCTCTATCTTGTCTAACCTCATATAGTAACTCGTTGAAGTTGTTTCTAATCTCATAAAGATTGTATTGTTTATATATGTTGTTATCAGAGTCATAGATAGTATATATACCGTCGTCAATTGACTTGGTTTGATTACCATAAAGCGCGATTGACAATGTTGAAATATCTTGGTCAACTAATTCTATATCCATGGTTATTGGATTAAAGAATGTATTTGTTATAATTATATTTTGGTTTGGTTGACCAATGAAGGGAGTCGCATTAGGTTTGTTTGTTGGTGAAGACGAAGGTGATAAAGTTAAAAACATTAAATTAGTTGTACCATCAACATATCTATATCTAACCGCTTTTTGTGATGTATTTGTTAAGTTTTGTATCACCGGCTCACAAAAAAAGTTTGATGTTACTATTCTGAAGAAATTAGGTATTTTAGTTCCATCATCATTAAGATACTCAATCCTGAACCCAACTAATCCTTGAGCCACAAATTTATTTCTGAATTGACTTGGGACATTGTCCAAATTGATAACCAAACCTTTTACATTTGGAAGTGCCGATAACACACCACAATCCGTTATACTTGTTCTGATTTGTGCGGGTCTTATGTATAAAGTGTAGATCCCTAACCTATTGAACTCTTCTGAAGGTAATCTGAGATTATAAAGACCACCCAATATTTCAATGTCAGGATTTCCTCCGGTGTTAATATTATTGAAATATGGTCTTAATATGTTTGTTGCATTTAATCTTTTCAAAACAAAATCGTCCGTAACATCCCTTGAAGGTGTATAATTTAATATTATTTCAACATCCTCAGGAGAAACGTCCGCCGGTCTTATTGTTCCATATGTGCCTACAGCCATAAATTAATTTTTATATAAATAGTTTATATTTTTTTTTATTGAGTTCGTAAATCAAAGAATCCATACCCATAATTTTGCAAGTCCCCGATATTATCAACTTCACCTAACCTTTCAACTCTCTCCAAAGCACTATTCTTACCTCTTTCTATAAAAATATCGGATTGTATTTGTGGATCAGAAATTACGTTTAACAAAGCTTCATTTTTAGTCATAGCTGATTGAACCATCCAATTAGAGGTTAAACCACTACTATTGATAGTATATATTGTCGTTGAGTTATCAAAATCAATATAATTGACACCTTGTATTGTATAAGCAGTAAATGAGGATGGTTGAGTTATATCTGATGTAATAACACCCCAACAATTATCCCCATCTTTTCTCACACAAATCCCAGTCTTAAATGGATTCTTACCATATTGTCTAAGTTCCTCAATTCTTGATTTTGTTATTCCACTAACAATTATTGGTAATGTAGTGTAATTATCAGAAGTCTGTTCACTTATCAAATTCACCGAATCACCTGAAAATATAAAATCATAAGAAACCGGTGTTGCTGACCAAGACCCTATGTTTGGTGTAAAAAAGGCCTCTCCCTTAGGATCGTCAATCACCATTTTTTTATAAGGAACGACCACACTTTTACTTATTGTATTGGTTCCCCAAGGTGTTTTTTGAATTAATGTTATCTTATATTGTTTCGGAACATTTGATGGATAAGTGTGTGATACAAAATTAGGAGCAAAGTTAGTTATTGTTTGTTTTGGTGACCCATCACCCCAATCTACCTGATAAGATGACAAAGCCAAAAAGTTTTTTAAATTCTTTTCAGAAGTGTTATAAATGTTATATGTGTAGGGTGTATTTGTTTTAGATGTGAAAATAAAATTAGTAACCACATCTTTTTGTATTATAGCCCCATCAAACACTGAATAAACACCCATATCTACATTATTTTGTCTAAACAAAATAGGTATAGTTAAACCAGTTAATATGGACGATCCATTGGTTCCTCCGCTTAGAATATCGGTCATAGCACTATATACAGTTGTGATTCCTGTGTTTGCGCCAATACCTTCAGGTATAACAGTAATAAAACAACAATTACCGGTTATTGCAGTAATAACGTAGGTTGACGAAGTGTATGGTACACTAACTAAATCACTTAGTATATTTTCAGGCGAAATTTTTATATAGTATTTATCTTCAGTCATTATGGATTGACATATTCATACCATTTTATGGAGTTCCCACTACCACCTACATTCAAGTTCGTTTGAGTGTCATACACTTTATAAGTGTAATCTGAGTAATCTAATTCAACTCTATAATAGAAATAGTTTTCAGGCTTGAAATTAAAATAATTTGTCCCCCCAATCTGAGTTTGTTTCCTATTCATCATCTTTATGTAAATTCCTGATTTAGCATCAAAGAATTTTGCCGACATATAAAAAGTTTTAAGATTCAAAAAATCTCTTCTTTTTAACCAATAAATAAAAAATCCTTCTTTATCACCAACATAATCTAATTTGAATATTGGTCTTTTAATTTTCACGTTTTTAAGTGAACCTATATTTGTAGTCAAGGTGGATCCTTGTTGCGTTGGAATTATTATTGTAAAATAATTTGTTTGCCCGCTTTGTAGTGGACTATCATAGAAATCTAACTTAAAAAAAGATTTTTTGAAAGGATTGGCAAAGTAATATATTTCTCTTTCCGGAAATCCTTGAACTCTGTAATCCGCCTCCCATACGGCATTTGCAATACTTGGAGCCGTAACTGCAGTACTGACAAAATAAAATTCATAATTGATATCAGTCAAATTTGCATTTACAGGATTTGTTTTGTTTGAATGTGCAAATCTAGTCACTTCAAAATCTTTGTCAAGATTCAGAACATCTCTGCTTGTTTTCTCTTGGAAAGTATCCAAATCCATACCTCTATCAAGAAAATCCCATTTCATTTCAATTGGGATATTGACACCCTTTTCTTGGACTTCAGAAAACAACAATTTATATTTATTCACACTCATCAATCAATGGATTTCCAATTGCATTTATGTCTTGCTTGACTGTCCCTTCAGGTCTCAATCTAAAAATTATTTTTGAGGTTGGGTAATGTGTTCCGTTTATGAATGGATAATTTAATCCCAATCCTTTTTCATCAACGTAACCATAAGTATATATGTCTCTCCAAATTAATCTATCTGTGGATTGAATGTAAAAAGCATAATCGGGAGCCCCTTCCACTTCATCAATCAAAGCTTCCTCCAAATAATCTGAATATACTCTTATAGGTATTGAATTGTGTGGTTTATAATAATACCCATCAGGGTTTGTTGTATTCAGATTATTTAATGTAAAATAATCATTGTTGAAATATAGTTTGTGAAAAAAATCGGAGAGTAAATACTCATTTTGTTCCAACTGATTAAATTCACAAAAACCACCACTTATTACATCGTTCAATCCTAAATCTCTATTATAATAAAATGTTCTACCATTTGAAACATAATTACCAAGTTGAATATTGGTAAGATTGACTTGATTGTTCGCATTGGACCAATATGGTGATACTGTATTTGTAATATTAAACTCATATCCTTCTCTTAACCCTACGTTATTGAATATTGGTTTATTAAACCAACCAAAATAACCTCGGTTTATAATTGTGACGAACACCTCTGTAATTGGTCTTTTCAGATTATCTCTCAGAGGTGCAATATCAATATCTCTTTTGAAAGTTAGATTATACGATTGATTACCATGTCTTTGCGTAATTCTTGCGGATCCCGGAGGGGTTATTTTATCAAACTGAAATCTATTTTTTACCCCAAAACCATTTTGTTCAAATCCCGATTTAACCAAAACCGCGTCATCCGCTTTAGTTAAAATTCTATGTTTTCTAACATAATATATTGATTTTGAATCACCTGAATTGTTTATGTCAACAATCCTTTTTAAAGTTCCAACACCTCCGTTCGGTAATGCAGAATTTAAGGTAGATTGTGTTAAATTGATAATAAATTTATCAGAATTAAATCCGTTGTTTCCTAATGAATAAACCTCCTCAAGATATATATTACCATTGTAATTTATTTCAACATATTGTCCAGGTTGGAAATTATGAGGGACAGGACAAACTAACGAAATCAAATCTTGACCATTGAAATCAAATGGTTTATTAATTTGAAAAGGGATCCCTTCTGACGCTACCCATGTTTTACTCACATTAGAAGATGGATAATATAATAATCTTTTATTGAAATCGTTCTCAAAAGGATAACTTAAATAGAAGTTCCAATTATAAAAAGATGATTCTTCATTTATAAAATTAAGATGCACATTTGGATTTTGTGTGTATCCAACAACATTATTATCCGTTCTCATCAAATCAAATTCTTTATATTGTGGATATCCTGACCAAATTTGAGTGACAAATGAATCATCAGGATTCAAGTAATACAATTGATCTGTGAATTTAGAATATGGTGAGGTCCCAATATATGAATTAAAAAATAAAAAATCTATATTAGCCGTAAATCTAAAAATAGAACTGCTTTGCCTTTCCTCGTCAAACACATCAACCAAACTTAATACCACACTTCTGTCATACTCCTCCATTTCCTTTTCGGTGTTTGACAATGGTAAATTAAGGTTAATATCTGTATTAATAGATGACTTAAATCTTTCTTTACCTAAAACTATTCTAGTATCAATTCTATTCATCGGCTAATAATATTTCTATGTATTTTTGTCTAAATTTATTTAACGCCGTCCTATTTTTATTTAATCCAAAATAGAAATACCATGGAGCACCACCAATGAACGGATTTGGCGTATTTTGGTTCAAACTATAAATAGCATCTTGTATCAGAATAGATCCGTTAGTCCAATTATTAGGTGTTGTTGCACTTGCAACAAATGAAACACCATCTTCATTTACTCCTCCAACATTTGTAAAATCATCAGGTGATTTATAGTCAAGCATCGTATAATTTTGACCAACTATTAAAGTTCCGCTAGTCAACGTTGTTGGTGGTTGTTGATAATTGAAAAGATATCCTCTATAGTCCCAATCACTGAATGTATTACCTCTTGGATATGGACTATTTTCTCTGTCTAAACTTTGATACCCTTCTTGGTATATGTCTAGCATAGTTGTTGCCCAGTTATTAAATTGTGTCCCAAATAAATTCCCACCATCAATATTCCATCTATAATGTGGAACTATTTGCGTCTTTTTAGGTAAGTCATTATATACAAAAGTTCCTGATGGTAATGGTGTTGGTCTGAATCTTATGATTCTCATTGGTGATACGTAATCTCTTAATTGAATATCTTCGTTTGTTGAATCAAAATAAATTCCAATCACCGCACCCCCACCTATAGCACCTCCAGCAATCACAGCATCAGGATTAGGATTATCTGTTCTATAAAAACTAGAATCAAAAGGAACAATTCCAAATTGAGAATTTACTGCCGCCGCTTGAGCAAAGTCCCCATCTACCTTTTTACCAGGTCTAGAAAATAAAGTTGTTAATGTATTTGCACCCCCGAACAACCCTTGGAATGTTGTTGGTTGTGTCATTCGTGATGCAGAAAATAAAATAATAACATCTTCAATATCGTTATAACTTGATGGTTGTAATTGATCCATTATATATCCATAATATCTATCATTTAAAATTACCTCTTTCAAAAAGGAATCCCTTGGGCCTAAGTTAATTATTGTTGTAGGATACTTTAGATTTCTTTGGTTAGCCCCAAATTGAGTTTGTTTTTGTGATACAGGTGGAGATCCTATAAATTTATACTCATTCGTGATAGGGTCAAGCGCCGCAGGTGAAGACCTATAGTAAAAATTATTACTTTCATTTTGTAATACCAAAAGTTGTCTAGGAAAAACTCTTTTACTTACTTGATTAAATTTATTATAGAATGTATTAACTTTGAAAGGAAACGCATAGAGATTTCCATTTACCCAATTATTTATAAAAGTATTTGCAAGTACCCCTTGGCATAATCCATAATAAAATCTAAATCTATAGTTCCACTCCAAAATCTGATTAATATCTCCATCTTTTCCAAATAAACCTATTAAAGGTTTTGTAACAATCCAATAACAACCATTTCTGACTTTATCTTCCTTACAATTTTGTTGGACTGTCATTGAGTTTCCCTGACTTTGATAACAACTTAAATCTCTCATACCAGTACAACTGAAACTATCTAAAATAGTTGATTCATACCCTTTATTATCGCTTGAAAATTCAGGATCAAAGTCATTATTATATTGAGGTGAACTTGGTTGATTATTTGCGGCTGTTGGGTCATCCCCCGGGATGACATAAAAATCATCCCATGATGCATGTTGTAAAACACCTCCATCTGGTAGTTTAGGCAATCTGTCAGCTCTCATTACTATATTCTGAGAATTATTCATACTTGTTTGAAATGTAGAATAAGTAGGTCTTATTAAATTCCTACCATCACCATTTCTGAATTCATAGGTTGATCCATGTATTGATTCGTTCAGATCATATTTTGCATCTCTTCTTTCCAAGTTAGTAACGACCGTACTACCTAATGAATCTTGATCAGTTTGTAAAACAAGACCCATGTTTACAGAAGTAAGATTTGATCTGTTTCCTGCATATATTTTCAATATAATTCTATCTGTTGGGTTCATTGGAACCGCATTATTAATATAAACCGGAAGTCTATCCCTTTGACTACTGGGTGGTAGAAACAAAGTATCAAAGTTATTACTTATAAGAGTTTCAGTTACCCCATCCCACTTAAATACCCTTAAAATAAAGTATATACCATTTAGATAAACAGATGACATTCTTACATAAAAATTCCACCATCCTTGTGGTATTAAATTCACATTAGGTACTCCAACAGGTGTTACAAAATTCATAATATTAACGAATCTCACTAAATCTCCAGTACCCCATGATGATGGATTGGTACCTGTAGCTATAAATGTAGTACCTTCGTTATTATTTGGTGCACCTACATTTGTAAAATTAGCACCACCGGAATTGTCGCGAATTCTGTAAATATTACCAATAGTCAAAGCTCCACCACTTTGTGTGTCGGGTAAATTTGTTGTGACAACATTATTCCCAATCGCCCTTTGTGTTGAAGTTTCTTTGTATGTTGGTATTGTACCATTAACTAAACTATTCAAGAAAAAAACTTTTCCGTCGGCAATTTGATCCGCCAAATCAAAGAACAAAGGATTCCCTTCATTGGCTCTTAAATCGCTAACACCATTAAAGTTTCCAAATTGTGTGTTGTTATTTATGTTTAAGTTTATTCCATCAACATTACCTGAAGGTGGTGGTCCCAAACTTGAATATTGTGAGGTGAGATTTGATATATATGGTATAAAATTACCTGGCTTGAAAACATATGATGGGTAAAATAATTTTAAACCTTGTGAGCTTGTGTTATTATCAGTAATTTCATTGTGATTTGCCATTACCATATTACCTGAACTCGTAGTATTTTGTATAGGAATATTTAATCTTAATTTATTTGTAATTTTTATTTGATCATGGTTATCAAACCCAAATAATCTACCTAACTCAATAGTCGTATCAATTTTTTCGGAATACACATCAACACCTCTTTGCGCTATAACAACATAAGAATCTAAATTTAACAACTTGCTGAATTCCCCGTAAGTAAATCTTGGATTCACCGCAAGTCCATCTTCATAGATATAAAGTTTACCATTGAAAATTTCAGCTAATGAACCAGCTCTTGCCTCAGGTTTTGATAAGTTAATAAATTGTGATATTGTCATAGATGTTAGAACTTGATAATATTCCACATCCGATGGTAAACCATATAAACGAATATCTCCTGCCCAATTTAATGAAATAGTTTGAGTAATGTTATTGATTCTATTAGCGGGATCGGCATGTTTTATTGTTATTGAAGGTGAAAAGGTTGTTACCCCTGTTGTCCCATTTGTTCCCCAAAGATTTGGTAATGTATGACCACTGATGTTAGGGTCAGCACTTGTTGTTGGGTCAACGAATGTCATAAGACTGGCTCCGGATGTACTACCTGTAAAAGCAGAACCAAATGACGATATAAAAACAATAATGTTATCATATATTTCCGGATTATTCCCATATTTTAACTTGATTTGATTATTTCCACCCTGATCATCATAAAAATTTGATTTAACATTGAACGCGTTTATTCTTGCGGCAAAACTCAAATCTTTGGTAGACAATAATCCGGATTTAAATTCATTTCCATATAGTATCGGAATTATGTTATCAACATCGTTACTTGTTAAATTAGGAAAATAATCTTTTACGTTATTTGAATTTATATCTACAAATGGATTTTCATCTGTTGGACTATTTGAATTGAATCCAGTCATCCCCGGATCATATGTTTCAACATTAAATGGTGGTAATTTAGCCTGTGGTGTTGTTCCTGAACCATCCTCATTACCTGGGTCTTTACAATCACAAATGTCACAATCAGGATAACTTAACATGGGTAATGATAACGGCCCCATAGGGGGATCTTGGTCACAGTTAATTTTTGCCAACATTCTCCTAAATGGGTACCCCCCCAATATTTTCCAATTTTTCAACGCACACAAAAAACCTAAAATAATTCTAAAAATTAAATTAACAATAAAGGCTAAATAACTATATACAATAACAAAAGGAATTATAATGGTTGTAAGGATTACCAATAAAATATTGAATATTCTCCATATCAAGCTCGTATAAAAAAACGCATCATTGACGGGGTATTTATTTGTGGTATCTTCGCAAGTATCTTCATCTATTCTTTTTATACCAATAAATCTTTGTTTATTCCTTCTCCTTTTTTCTTGGTCCATAAACTGTGCAACCGAATAAACTTTATTATATTCAAATTCATAAAAATAATCGTCACAATTTATTATACTCAAAATATCAGGATTTGTTACTGAGACATTTCCGGTAGTATACGCACTCCAATCTAATCCAAAGGCATAAGATGATTGAGCTTCTTGAAATGCGCTTTGACCCAAATTACCAGTCAACGGATCAACGTTTTGTTGATTTATATCCCAACCCCTTTCTTTTACATTCGGAACTAAAAAGTATCCCCTTTTGAAATCCTCATTTATATTTTTTGATTGTTGCCACTTAATTTTGAACCTATATTTAGCCTTGGTAGGGACCCCAATTTTCGGATTATCTGACAATATTTGTTCACCGAATTCATTAGTAGTAACATAGTCCGCATTCATTGGTAAATCAAATAACCAAACTCCATCTTCATCAATTACTTTCCCCCCATTAGGAAGTTCCGCTTGTTCAAGAATTGGTAAACCATTTTCATCTTCAAAAATTGTTTGGGTGATGGCAATTATTTCTCCCGGACCCGCAATCATTGAACATAAATTTCCTGTTGTCTTTTTGGCGACACCATTAGCCTTTAACCCTGTTCTTTCTGTGGAACTCATTAGGGAACCCATAAAAACCGCAGTTGGTTCCAATTTGATATTTGCTTCAGCGGTTAAATCAAAATCAGTCCTTGTAATTCCAATTTGGCAGGTATCGGGTTCACCCCAAAAAGGTAATATATCAATATTTTTATTTATCACCACAATTTGTGGTAGTTCACTGAAATTTGTTGATGCTCTGAATCTTGGACCGTCAAACTGCTCCTCCGTTGCTAACCCAATTCTAATCAAATCTTGTGGTGAAAGAGAAAAAGATCCTATATCAGATAAATCAATATTTAATACAATTGTTTGATTTCCCAATGGAACACCGAAAATCATGTAGTCACCGCTTTCATTTGTTGTGACAGTATACTTATAATACTTATTATAAATTTCAATAGCAGTTTCGTCAATTACAGAATCTAATCTTGACGGAAAAGTTCCAGTTGGAACATGACCGGGATAAGATGGTAAATATGGTAAGAGATTATACTTGAATCCATCTTCGTTTTGTTGATCCAAATCTTTATATGGATAAATTGAAGATATGATTGGATTCAAACTATCTTCATCGGATACAGGAATGAAAACAGATACCTTTGCATTTGGTATACCATACCCTTGATTGGCAAAAACTCTTCCCGCTAATACTCCATAATCCGAACACATTCTTTCATAAACGTCCTGTTGTCTAATCTTTAATGAAAGTATTTCTAATTGTTCAAAATCCTGATCAACTTGTAAAACAATATTCTTATCATCACCCGGAGTGGTTCTTATTCTGTAGGACTTACCCATTAAAATCTTTTAATTTATAAATAGTTATAGCATCATTTTTTAATGATGTCACATTAAAACATAATTGATAATGAGAATAAATAAATTATTAAGAAATGGATACCGATTGGAAATTTTTAACCCTAATTCTTATATCTTTATTAGGAAATCTAATCTGATAAATTTGATTTGGAAGTGCAAAAATTGTACCATCAACTGGTTTGATCTCTCTCGTTTCTTTATTCAAATATTCCATAGATGTTTCAGATGAAGAATATTGTCCCCCCACATTGTTGAAAACTTGAATTGATGTAATTGATATAACACCATTTTCATCTTGTATCAATCTATTTACATCTGAAAGATTTATATTTTGTCCTAACTGACGATCTAATGGATTAAAATAAGTAGTGATCTTATTGATTATTGAAGTTATAACCGACCCTTGATTTTGTGTTGAATCTAAAACAACAGATATATCAAATGAAAGATCTATAACTTCGGCAGTTTCTACAGATATATAATCATTTAACATTCTGTAATTAGAAAGGTATTCAGCAATATTTGATACCAATGTGTTAGATACAATTTGAGTCAATGCACCTGATGTGTCGTAACTCAATATTTTGACTCTGACTTTATTTTCCTCTTCAACTATTGCAACTTTAGCCGGCGCTCCAAATTGAGAAGGCATTTTTCTGATTATTGCTTCATAATCATTAATAGTTACTGCCCTATTCTGAGCTGAAAAATTAAAAGACACGAAGTTTCTTACTTCTTCTAAAGTTGGAAGTCCCGCACCACCAATTGCCGCGGTAACGTTGTTACAAGATAATGAATTAATGACAGAGGTGTTAATCTGTTCTGAAGGTCCTGTAACTGCAAAGTTGATAGTTCCAATCTGATTTATAACATTCACACCTAAATTAGTTGCCAAACCTCCACCTACTCTATATTGAATAAATAAAGTTGTATTTGGTGTTAATGTACTTCCCAACGAAAAATTATTCAAATATGACTGAATTGGTTGAGTATTGATGCCGGTTCTAGCAAATTCTCTCAATTGATCCTCGGCTGATGTGTTACCACCTCCAAAAGTCATTTTAAGAAATCCTTCAGGTGTAAACTCCGTAATAAATCTATTACTTGTGGAAATATATTTACCTACCTTTATTCCCGCATCATCACTTGGTTTTGTATTATCAGCAATAAAAACTTTATCTTGAGCTAACGCATCAACCTCATACCATTTTCCTTGATTTGATAAAAATTCAGAATCAGTCGGAACGTTGGCATAGTTAGTTCCATCTTTTTGTATTACTGCAGTTACACCTAAAACGTTTTTTTCAGGAAGAAATATTTCAAAAAACGGTCTAACTTCTGTTGGTGTTATTGATTGTCTAAAGACTTTTGTGATACCATTTACCACAACTTCCCTTTTAACAATAGTATAATTAACCAAAATATTGTTAGCATTAAAATTCGGGATTTTCAATCTATTGGGAAACCCTTGAGCGTTATATGGTGATGCGAAATCAATATCATTTACCGTTTCAAATACTTGTCCCGCCCCTTGAACTTGACTACCTCTTCTTATTATTCCTTCATATCTTTCATCATCTTTGTCACCAAACACAGGAACTGTTATTGAGAAATCAACTAAAGCAACTGATGGTCTTTGACCTGGAAGTTTTAACCCATATGTTCTTGCGATGTTGAAAATAGAAGATTTTTGTTGAGCGTATTGTAGAACTGTTTCCTGAATACTTCTATCAATATGGAAATGCAAATTATCTGTAATCGCAGCATTTAGGTCTAAAAAGACAGAAAAAACTCCAGCGTCATTGAAATTATCAATAAGATCCGGATAGTATGTTCTAGCGAAATTTATTAATTCAGTTCTTATCCCCTGAAAATCTCTTGTTGTATATGATATCCTTTTTTCTGCCATAATATTAAATATTAAGAACAACGAAATCTTTACTGCCAAAAACACCGTCCGTTACAACATACTCTATTCTAACCTTAGCAGTATATTCACTTTGATTCAAATTCGGCATTGAAAATTCCCTGTTTGTTGCATCTCCTTCAGTGGTAACAACAAATGTTTCTTCCTCACTTGAAGCCGCTGTTATTTTTACATCAGTTATTTTTAAGTTTGGAATAAATTTTTCACACGCATCCCTAATATCCGCCTCTATATTATTAAAAGTAGGATTATCTAAAGGATCAAATATAAATTCATATAACTTTGTACCGAAGTCAGGTAAAAAATATCTTGAACCTTTCCTTGTTAATAACAAATGAATGAGATCAGATCTGATTTCATCATCACTTGTATCAGTTAGTTTTAGATATTTTCCTACCTGTGAATCATTGAAAGGAAATGCAACCCCAAATGTTTTACCATCCGCCATACTGATAAATATTCACTTCTATTTTTTTGATGAAGTTTTCCTAAATTTTATTAACATAGACATTGCTTTAAATTCTCCGGCCGCTCTCTCAATAGATGGAATTGTATCCGGATCTCCTCTTAACGCAAATTGTTTTTCCACCATTGATGATTCCATAAGAGCATTATACAATATATCAATTTCTTCCTTCGGTAAATAACCCAGTAAATTTGTATGTAAATCTTGAGATAACCTTTGCATTATAACACAATTATCGTGGGGGTATTCATCTCTTGATAGTTTCTCAGCTGTATCATTTAATACATTGGATATATCATTCAAAATGCTTGATATCTTTTCAATACTTTCTTTTTCTACTTCGTCCCTTTGTCTTACGAAGTCAATAACATTCTTACAAATATCAATTATTTCTGAGATCATCTCTTACGTTTGTATTACCTTTTATTCCCACCGGTTCAAAAGGACAATGTAGACAAGTTTTTCCGCAACAATGTCCCCTCTGAAGATGGTATTCTTCAGTAAATACTAACAAACCTTTTTCATTTATGTAGTATAAAGATTGATCTAACTTAATCTTCTTTTTTAATTCTTCTTTCATTTTGAATTTTTTTTAAGATTGGTGATAATTGAATAAATTCTTCGTATGTAAACCTATCTGATTTTAATCTATTACATTCCCAACAACACGTTACTACATTATCTTTGGTGTAATTTAAGTTGTTATCTTTTCTATCTAATTGATGCGCTCTACTATTCGTTTTACCCCAAACTCTAGAATACTCTTCATAAATGAGCGGTTCACCACAATAATGACATTCTTTAATTTTAATTATTTCTAAAAACTCTTCAAAAGTTAACTCAACTAATTTATTTTCTTTTTTATGTAACTTTAGTTCATTATATATGTATTTGTATGGTTCTTTCAATTGAGTACATCTCATACATTTCCCCGAATGTCTTTTAAGTGAAGATGACTGTATAGTTAATTCTTTTTTACATCCCACACATTCAAAAATGTAATTATAATATCTATTTTTTCCTTTTACAATTTTTTCTTTTCTTAACGCATTTTCTTTTAATAACATTATAGGTGTTTTATTATAAATATCACCAATAATAGAAAAGGTCGGAAACATCCGACCTTTTAATTTTATAGACCAAGCGTTTATTTTATTTCACAATTTCCCGCGAAACAAGCCAACTCACCACTTAAATCTGTTTCATCTGTAAGTTCAACAACTTTACTTAAATCCACATTTGATAGTGTTTTATACATTTTTTCAAATGTTTCTTTATCACAGTCTTCAAAAGGGGCTTGTTTATAAGTGTGATCGGAAAATGGTAATACTGATAAACCATTGTAATATTCCCGGTTCTCCCACATCCATTCACCAGCCAATTCCCAATCTTCAGGTTTGAGACTAATTGTTGCAGATACGTTGTGGGTATTCTCACCTTTTCTGTGTCCAGGTCTAACCCACTCTTGAGTAATTTTTTTAACTCTCTCAAGAAGTTGGAATGGACTTTCGGTTCTTAGAATTGCCCCTTCCGGAGCTTTTTGAGGAACCGATATAACCGCAGTATCGTGAGGTCTAAAATATTCATCCTCAACAAGTTCAGGGTGATTTACATAAAGGTAAGTATAGATGGATTCGTTTTTACCAACACGAATTCTTCTGATATAATAATCATTATGCCAAGCGTGGATACCTGATGAAGTTCCAAGAACTAAAGATGAAGTTCCGGATGGTTTCACCGTAGTTGTTCTAGCCGCTTTATTTATACCAATTAATTCAGCAACTCTAGCATTTTCTTCTTTCACTATTTTTGATGCCGCTTTCATATCATAACCTAAAACAACACCAGAACCAATACCTGTCATTCCAACACCGATAAGAGCATCCTTTTCTGTTGTTCTTCTCCAAATATCTCTGAGATAATGGAAATCAGTATAGCCCGCTTGAAGCGTTCCAATAAATGTCGCCGCTTTAACTCTATTGTTGAAATCTTCTTGAGATTCAATATCGGACGCGTTAACTTCACAAAGGTTACAGAACTGATTTGGTCTTAGTGCGATTTCACAACAAGGGTTAGTCCCCCAATCTTTATCATTTGTGAAGTAAATGCCTGGTTCACCAGCCCCTGATGCTTCAACTCTTTTCCAAAGATCAATAAAGAAATCTTTTGTAATTTTATGTCTCAAAAGAACGGCCGAATTATTTGCTCTTCCTCTTTGAGGATTTTGTTCCCACCAACTTCCTGATTTACAAGATATCATTTCATTGTCATCAGCACTGAATAAGGAGATAAGAGCCGCGCGTCGGATTCCTCCGCTAAGGACCGCATCTGCAATATGACATATCATATCGTGAACTTCAATCGTAGTCAGTTTTCCACCATCATTTTTGGAATCTAAAATGCTTTGGAGTTTGTGAATACAATCTTTGAGGGGTTGGGGTCCGGGGGCTTTACCACCAGATGTGATTAACCTTGCACCTTTTGGTCTAATATCAGAATAATCAAACTCAGGTGTTGATAATTGTTCTCCAAAATAAGATTTGAATAATACTTTAATAGCATCTGCCCAACCTTCAATTGAATCACCGATTAGGAATCTTCTTTTTCTATTAGCGTTTGGTTTTCTAATTTCAGGAAGTTGGTCAACGTGATGTTTTTGAACAGAATATCCAACTCCGGTTCCTCCAAGAAGTAAGAACATTGTCTCTGAAAAACTATCTAATGAATCAATAGGAAGATATGCGCAGTTATATATCCTGTTTGGACTAATTTCAATTGGTTTACCACCAAACTGCATAGACCTCATAGAAGGTAATACCTTTTTAGCATATACGTATTTGTATACCTCTCTGATTTCACTTTCAAGTTTTGGATATTTCTTGATGTGCATGTTCATATTTCTTGTTACGAGTTCTTCCCAAGTTTCTCTTCTTTTGAGTTCGGGAACGAACTTTGCGTATTTCATGTAGACAGTAATGTCAGACAAAATCTTTTGCGATTCATCCATAGTTTTAATTTTTAATAAATTTATTTATTTGTTTTTTGAGATTCTCTCTCTTTTCTTCTTTCCAAGAGTTCCTTTACTCTTTCTTTGTTTTTTTCTTCTTTTTGTTCTTCGAAACCAAGGAATGTTACGGAGCTTTCTGTATCAATTTCCAATAGTTCATTGTCAAACTTACAGTTCTCAAATACTATACCATCTGATCCAATTCTTGATTTGGTGATGGCAATTGTAGCCAATTTCATTTCTTTTTGTTGTAAAGTTTTTGCGACTGAAATGATAACGTGTCCTACTTGTGCTTTTTTAATAGATCCACCCATTTGGTCGGTGGTGACAACCTCAGAAGATATAGAGCTTCTGTTACCCTGTGTTGCAGTCCATCCAACAAGATTGAGTTCGTGACACATAGCTTCAAATCCTCTCATAACAGATCCTTCACTTTTCCACTCATCACCCAAGTTCTTGTCCGGGACAATACAATCTATATAATCCAATACAACCATATCAACTTTTGTTCCTTCCGCCACCATCTTTCTTACCTGATTCTTAATCTGAGAAAGTGTCAAAGTGTCAGATGGTAATTTTTTTAATATGAGTTCATTGGGCATTTTTTCTTTTATATCAATCACCTTTTTCAATACCTCTTCTTTCTTATTTGACAACTCATCAGGAGAAATTCCGGTCCAAAGGGTGAAATGTTTTCTTTGAATGATCTTTAAGTTGTCCTCAAAGAATATCTGTAAAACATTGTATCCCAAATTGTAAGCGTGGTTCGCCATTTTAGTGAGTAAGGTTGATTTACCTACTCCGGTTGGAGCAAGTATTACACCTATTTCTCCTTTCGCCAGTCCTCCTTTTAATAACTTGTCAATAGAAGGTATACCCATAGGTATTGGGTGTCTAAAATCGTCGTTTAATACCTCGTCAAGGTTATTAAAAACACTCTCAGTTCCCTTCTCTATCTCACCCACCTGAAGAGCACCTCTAACCATCTCTTCAAGAGCGTCATAATTCTCAAATTCACCCCCATCAATGATCTTTTGGGCCTTGGTTATTGCCTTCTGCAGTTCTTGCTGCTTACAGAATTTCAACGCTTTTTCCTGAACAAATGAAACACCCTCGAAAGGTGCTTCATTTATTTTTTTAAGTGTGTCAAGTATAATTTTGACTGCCAGATCTTGTTTGATTTCCGATTTTGTTATCTGTTCAATAGTGTCAAAAGAAGGACTTGATTCATACTTTTTGTGGTATTCTTTAATCATCTGAATGATGATTTTGAAATACTTGTTTTCAAAGTAATTTGGTTCTATAACATCTATTATTGAACGGGAAAAATCTTTATCTAATATGATCTGGTTAAGTAGTTGTATTTGAAAAGTGTCGCCTAAATAGTTAAAATTTTTGTCAGAATTCATATGTATAGTCCGTTATAATTTAATAAATATTACACCTCAAGCGGAAGTCCAAGGTAATCAAAAGTTAATTTTCTTTCGGAAAAAATGTCAGTTAGATCCCTTAATATACTTTTTAGGTACGGGCGGACATCTACAGTGTATCTTACCTTCGGCGGGTATAGTTTCGCGTCAAACTGTCTATGACAAATTGTCTCATTATCAATCTTAATATACATATTGAAGTTCTCCGGACCCTCAGTCATTGACGTGTTCATAATGGTTGGGTCTTGGATGATGTAATCCATATTGTCCAACATATACGTGGTTGTTTTCATCTTCAAACTATACTGAAGTTGGTTTTGAATACCACTCATCAACTCATATAACTCCCAAGAGTTCTTAACCCGGTGGTTATAACCTTTCACGTTAAAAAATCTTTGGACAATGATGATGTCATTTAATGTCAACAAAAATTCCAATTTAATTGCGTCCTGTTCTTTCATACTTTTTTGTTTTTGTGTTTTGATTTTTCTTTTCTTGTTATTTTTAAAAATGGCTTTAAGAAGTTAATCCAAGCGTCGTCTTGTTTTGGTAGATACTTAAACAATCCATCCTCCATCATCATCTTCATCAGGTTCTTATATCCTCTATCCTCCGGATCCAAACTATCTGAATAATAAGTTTGAACCATTTCTTTTGCCTGTTCTGTTAATAAAGGATTAGAGAGATCAATAATACTTTCATTTATCTGAAAGAATTCGTCACCATAAATTCCGGATTTCGTCTTTCCGGTTAGAAGATTCTTGATTGCTGAGTTGTTTTTATCTTGTTCAAAAATTTGTTCCGCTCTTGTTAAAATATCGGAAATAGTTATCTTATCTTCAAGTATTTCGGGAAATAATTTTACTAAAGTTTTTTCACCCATATAGTATATACCATCTATATTGTCAGACCTGTCTCCTGATAGAATCTTGAATGTTGAAACATTATAATGTGGAACTTCAACTTCTTTCATAGGGATTTTATCTCCAACCTTATAGGTTTTCTTTGTATTAGGTGAGTAGATTGATACTTTGTCGGATATCAGTTGTGTAAGGTCTCTGTCGGCTGAAAAGATGACCTTATTTTCGTCTTCAGAGATTGAACAGTAATATGCGATCATATCGTCTGCCTCGTTGCCATCAACGTCTAATTGCCTTATAAACACCTCCTCCAAATACTGTTTGATTCTTTGTTTCTGTCTTTCAAAAGACGCTAACTTATTTTCTTCTAATGGAGTTCTCCGGTTGAGTTTATATTGGGGGTAGATAAGTTTTCTTTTGGATGCGGACTCTTCACCATCCCAAAATACAACAACCTTATCAAAGTTTTGTTCCTCAACGAATTTTCTGATTGTATTTAGAAAGTGAAATATTCCACCAACGTGTTCCCCTTTATGGTAGAACTCTTTTACTCCGTGGAACCCTATTTTTAATAAATTATTTCCGTCAACTAATAATGTCTTGATCACACATCCTTGTTAAAAGATTAGAAAATGTTTTTATAAGTATAATACAAAAATAACTTAAATCAAATAAAAAACCCCTCACTAAGGAGGGGTTAATTTTATTCAGAAACTTCTTCAGATTCTTCAAGTTTAATTTCTCCGTCTCCGGATAAGATACCATTCCAATACTGAGAGTATTCTTTTTTGTATTTCTCCAAGGCATCTTTGTCGTCAGCAATATATCCCTGCGGAACCGCAATGATCTTACCATCTTTATAACCAAGACCATTTACGTGGTTTTTAAGAATTGATACTTTAGTTCTGATGGCATAAGATACTGTTCTACCATTTTTGGTTGCGGTGATGTGATTAATACCCGCTTTCTTTTGGTTACCAAATAAGAACACCAATGATGACGCCAACCATATCGCCTCTCCACCTTTTGCTTTGATCTCAGGTTGTCCAAATGGATTGTCAGGAAGTTCAACCCAAGGCTGATTAACCACAACAAGAGTATTATAATATGGATAATCTTCTTTCTTAGATTTTGTTATTCTTGAGTGGATTCCCATACCGATCTTATCAGCAAGAACACTAGCATTATGTTGCTTACCTCCCTTTCCATCGTAAGTCATCTTACAAGGAATACTACCAATAGAATCCCAACAAATAAGAAGGTTATATGGAACTTCTCCTTTTTCTTGTGCATCTAACAACTCATTAATGAAATCGGTTGCCTGTTCAATATAATCAAATGAATCATTGAATATAAAGTCACCATCCCATTCTCCGTTTTCATTTTTTTGAGCTTTCAATCCGAGTTCAACTGCGTGTTCCCAACTCCATTTTCTTTCAGTGATAATGAATACCGGAAGATCTCCTCTTTTTTGAGCATCTGCCGCGGCTAAGATCATAGCTGTTGTCTTACTACTATTGGTATGCCCCAAGAACATATTCACCCCACCCATTACAGGTCCGGGTATACCACAAGCATTATGAAACGCCTCACCACAATTGTAGTAGTTTGTTTCTTTGTATTTTGTTTTGGTTGAGAATTTGTCTTTTATACTACTAATCCCACCAATATCTTTTTTCTTAATTCCTGCCATAATTTATTTTTTATTTTCTTCTAAAAATTTATCTATCTCTGATTCAGTTAATGAGAGGTTTTTAATCTTTTCTTCAAAAAGTTTCATAAACTCATCTTCAAGTTCAATTGGTATATACTTTCTTTTGAGTTCCATTTTGATTGTTTGCCCATTTTCAGTATCAATTACCGGATTCATATAAAATACCATTTTGTATTTTGGTTCTTCCATAACAACCGACAATGGTGGTGTATCTTGTTTTTTCCCATCAACATCATCAAAAAATCCTCTAACTAAAACTGCTCTTTCACCTTTAACCCTATAGTCTTCAGGGTTATCTAACACCTTATCAAGTAAATCGTGAAGGTGTTGTCTTAAAATCGCCTCTCCATTCGCCATTTGTAGATCTTGAGCCATTTCAGGACTGAACTCAATAAGAATTTTTTTCTTAGGTTCAAATGTTTTTGGATCATATAATGCGGGTGTTATTGCTGCACCATCTTTAACAGGTTCGTGAAGTTTTTTAGGATCATACATTTCAGGTGTAAGAGCAAAAGACAGAATATATCCGTTCCCTTTGAACTTTGACACATCAGATAATTTATATGTTGCTGCCGTTATCGTTCTACCTTCAAGTACAAAACTAGGAGAATTAATTATTTCAAGTGATGTTAATCCACTAAACTCCGGAAATTGTAATATCTTATCTTTGATTGGTTCCAAATCTTTTTTCCCATAAAGAGTATTATCAACCACACCAAAAGGTAAATGGTCTTTTTTATCATAGTTTTTTACTAACTCACTAATTAAATCTCTAATTTCCATAACATAATTTTAATGAAAAAAGGGTGAGGTTTTAACTCACCCTTGGTTTAGTTCATAGATTAGAACGGCAATTCAGAATCTGGATCTTCGTCCTCCTGTGGATCAACAGTTTTCGGTTTGGAACTTTTGAAAGTTACTTCACCTTCTTCATCGTTACCATAGACATAACCACCTTTGTCAGAATCCCATCTTGGTGTTTCGCCTCTTGCGATTGCTTCCAAATACTCGGTTGGTTTTTTGGAATAAACATCTCTCCAAGTGAGTTCGTCTTCCAACCAAAGTTTAGCAGTTTCTTTATCTTCAGATACCGGAGAAGGATCATCATACATTACAGTTTGAATTGTAGTGTATTCCTTACCTTTTGGAGTTTTTGCCTTTGTGAGTTCAATGATGAGATCTCTTCCTTTTTCAGGATCAGTGATATCACCCTTTGCTCTCCAAATAGGAATGATTTTATCTAAAACACCTTCGTTCTTATAATTGTGTTTGAATCTCCAAAACTTAACACCATCTTCAGGTTTATCTCTATCAATAACCTTAACGATGTAGAACTTTCTTGCCTTATATTGTTTAGCAAGTTCTTTGTCGGAATCTTTACCGGTGCCACTCAACTCTTCATAAACTTCGTTTAATGGAGATTTTTCGTTGTCGTTCTTTGCCGGATCGTAGAGTTTATTCCACTGACCACCAACCTGAACTTCGTGAAACCAAGCTTCAACAAATGGGGAACTACCGTCTTTTGTGGGGAGAATTCTAATTCTTTTTTGTGCGGATTTTTCGTTTTGAGTAAGTATTGCCGCGAAATACTTTTTCATTCTTTCCTCTTGAGTCATCTTACTTGACCCGGAAGAACCTGACTGTTTTGACTTTTCGTACTGAGCTAAGACAGAATCTAATGTAGACATCATAAAATTTAATTTAATAAAAAAAGGTTTAATTACGATATAAGTATAATCTAAATTAAACCTTTAGTCAAATTAAATTCCAAAATTCTTATCCATGTCTACACTGAAGGAATCTCTAATATCCTTGTCGGAGAAGTTTTCTACCTCATCTGATGTAAGAACATACTCATTTTTTCCTGACCTTTGAATATCTTGTTGTTTGTCGTCAAAGAAATCTGTCAATTTTTGATTAAAAGGTCCAGAATCTAAACTTCTAAGTTCTAATTTTTCTTGCGGAGTTTTTGGTCTATATCTTTCAACAGCTTGTTCCAATGAATTAATTTTATTGACTAAATTATCCATTTCAGCAAGTTTGGATTCAAGTTTTTGAAGTTGTCCAAATAACTCTTCAAAGTAAGAATCTTGTTTTTCTTTCATATCCTTCTGAGAAGTAACTAATTCGGTAATATCCAATTCCTCAGTATCTCCACCTTCCTTCTCTGACTCACCTTTATTGTCAACCTTTTCTACATCAGGATCATTTTCAACATCAACAACCTCAGTTCCTCCTGTTGTTGCCCCCTCAGCACCGGGAGCTGGCGCCGCACCTCCGGGTGGAGGGGGAGCTTCTCCTCCGGGCGGTGGAGGAACATCTCCTCCTGGCGGAGGGGGTATATCACCTCCGGGTGGTGGGGGAACATCTTGCTCATTTATATATTTATTGATTTTCTTAAATCTATAAATTTCTTCTATAATTTTTTTATCAATACTCATTTTTTAATCATTTAAAAGTCGTTTAACCCCAGTAAGAGTCTCTACTTGAACCTTCTTATTTTTGTTGATCATATCGTCAACTCTTTCAATTAATCCGTCTTTCATTCTGACAGTATAACAATCTCCACTATCTAAATCACAAACTTGTTTAGTTCCATTTCCTAAATCTTTTTCAGTGGTTCTTGTGTTTTTACCAAGATAACTATCTAATATTAATTTTACATTCATAAAATTTCGTTTACATATAAATATATCAGTAATAACAAATGTTACCATATAATAATACTAATAAAACTAAGTATTATTATATGACCTATTAATTGTTGCACCATTACTAAATTTTATCTTAAATTGAACTCCAGGTTTATCATATGAATCTACCGCAACTTGAGCTTCTGGTTTAGTGGGATCACAAAAGTTAATGTCAGTATCCCATATTATTGATGTTTGGCTATTTGGTATGACTCCGAGTTCACATTTTTTATCATCTCCTGAACATCCGAAACCATCAAAAGATTTAGATAAGATAGTTACACCATTTGCACAAGTAGTGTTAAATTTAGTCAAAGATAAGGTTCCTATTTTAGTGTCTGTACCTCCACTACTTATTATGACATCTGCACTAACGTTATTAGATAATTTCAATGTCCTATTAGTATTACCTCCCGGTGTTTTTGCCTCAGCCGTGAATATCAATTCATAATAAACATCTGAACCATTTAATCCTACCTTTCCAACACCTAGTTGACTAATAACAAAGTTATCATCAAATTCAGGTACACCATTTGGTGTAGGACTTGGTGTAGGACTTGGAGTTGAGCTTGGTTTAGGTGTTGAATATATATTTAGTGTTCTAGCTAATTTGTCCGCATCTTTCACTTTAGATAATAGCTGATCATACAAACTTTTATTGTTCTTCTTGAAGTCATCATAAAAAGCGTCCGGTTTTGGATCCTTATTCCAATTTAATATCCAAAGTTTTAGATAAGATTCGGGATTCGTCAAATCTACTTGCTTAGTAAAATGACTCCATCTTGCAGATGTCAACAAAATCATATTTTTTGAATTTTCAAATGAAGCATATGGTATACTTTTCTTTTCATTTGCAGGAATCTGACAAGCATATTGGTTTTTAATTAATTTGGATGAACTTTCCCCATAATAGATTCCCAACTCAACACCCGAAAAATTGTTATTAAAGGAACCAAAGTTACCACTTTTATCCCAAGAATATAAATAAATGGTGATGAATGTCATGATTCTTTTCTTTTGTGCCTCGTCATCATTTCCTGGAACCTCACTGATAATTTCTTTTGCCATATCACTTGAGTTCTTGACAGCTTGCGTATCCTGTGTTGTGATCGTATAATTAGAATATTTAGAATTCAATAATTTTTTACAATCATCTTTTGGATCCAGTGTTTGTCCCCAAGATACGTTATACTCTACATATGAAGTTGACGCGGTTGACGCACTAGATGATTGTGTCGTTTTAACTTCTTTTCTTTGGAGTTTTTCTTTCAAGGATAGGTATAATTGCTTATACATAGCTTGTAGATAATTTTTGATTTCAGGGTAACTGAACATTTGTTGTCTGGTACCTTTGAAATCAGTATTGAATGATCCCGGACTTATTTTGTGACTTACTTCTGTTATCCAATATGGTCCCGTGAACATAGGAACGTGTTTCAAGTTAAAATACATCTCAGGTTGAATCATAGCATTACCCATAGAACTTACTGAACACGTATAAGCTCTTTTTGAATATAGGTCCCATAAGGAAACATTCTGTGAAGAAAAATCACCTCCGGAATATTTTTTTATCAATCTTTCGTTTGCTAGAACAGATTCTAAAGTTTCTTTACCGGCATCCTGTCCAACACTGATACTTTTGAAAATATTCTGATTTCTTATTCCTACATCAACATTGAACGCCACAACTTTGTTTGATAAAGCCCAATCTTTTTTATTTATCAAATCATCCAAAAGCGGAATCTCTGAAACTCTCCTAAACTCAAAAGCGTCCGACTTAAATCCAACTTCTTTATTTTTGTTCATATCCAAATGTTCACCGGGAATTGTTCTAAGAATACACACCATTTTAGGCGATGTCTTTCTCAAATCAACATTCAAAAATGTTCCAAATATTTCATTACCAAACTCTAAAGTCCCCTCTATTTTTGGTACTGCATCTTTTTGTACCTCACTAACACCATAGAAGTTTGCATAGGAGGATCTCATTGAAACATTGAAATTATGTTTTTCTAGGAGAGATGATAATATCCCCCAAATAGTTACAGATTGATTAGATACAAAATCATTTATTACTTTTACTTTTATTACATCAAAGAAATGCTTGTCCCCTATATTCCTATTCGCCCTATCAAGTATTAAAACATCCTCCATGAGACATTTTTGGTTGAAATCAAATCCCGCAATCCACCTATCATTCAAAGCTTTAAAACTATCCCACAAGCTTAATGGTAAAACTTCACTATTGATTGCCTGAGTTTTTAAAAAATCTTCTTTTGATTCAACCACATTTGGAAGATCGTTTTGTAAATTTTTGAAAACAAAATTTATTGTTAGATCCAAAAAGTTTTGTGTTCTTGTTATATATCCATTCAAATCGTTTGTGAAAGTTGACCAATTATAAGCCGGATTATTCTTCTTTTTGGTTGCATATATTTTTATTAATGGTGCAAGACTTTGAACACTATCTTCGTTGAAGACAATATTTCCATCAATGAAAAAATCAGTTATATATGATCCTTGATTTGAATACCTCAGACCATCAACATTTGAAAACCCTACGTATAATTCAAGTAATTTCCAAGTTTCGGGGTAAGCCGCTCTTGATTGTTGTAAAGTTGTCCCCCCGGGAGTTGGGAGAGATCCTGATACGTAAGCGTTAAATGTGTAGGGTTCTTCAATTGCATTCACAGTTGAAAAACTATCAAACAATCTTCTATCATAACCTCCGGGATTACCAATTTTCATTATCTCATCGTATTCTAAAAATTGTTTGATGTTCGTAATAAATTTAGTGAATTGTGATTTCTGTATGTCACTAACGAATTGTTTTGATGTACTTGTTACAGGGGTATCAATTTTCAGTAGTTCTACCATCATCATTTGGAAATTCTTAAATTTCCCACTTGCATTTATACTTAATTTTGTAATATCTATAACACTAATTGTAGTATCACCAGAATTAATAATTTGAACATCATACATTGATCTTGTATAATCTAAAAACTCTTGTTCTAATTTATCTAAAACTTTTATATCAAATACAGAAAATATTTCTTCTATTGATGTGTAATCATCTTGTTTATTAAGTGAAAAGGATTCTTGAATTGGCTCATTAAAGAATATACTTTTCATATATGAGGTAGGTTTAGGTATATCTACTTGACTGTTGTCAAAATACCCGTAGTTAGGTAATCCCCAAAGTGTTCTAATAGAACCATTGTATACCGCCGGATTATCTTTAACATTAACCTTCATTTTATTTTTATCGTCAAAACATTCAAACTGAGTTTGATTTATATTTGAACCGAAAGATGGTACAACATATCTCACATTTCCCTCTTTATCAAATAAAGTCGTTGACCATGTTCTAAATCTCAAAGATTCTTTCGGGTTTGAAGGGTTATACTTTTCTAATTTGTTGAATGAAGAACTATCTGTAAATTTTATTTCTATAGAATCCCCAGTTGCATTTACGAATTCTTGAATCTCATTACTTGTATAATCAGAAAATAAACCGAAACCTCTACAAAAAATATTAAAGTCATTAATTACTTTTGGATAAAAACCAACATTATATTCTTGTACAACATCCGATAGTATAGTTGTTGTTTTATCAAGTGCAATTGTTTGTTGAACACCATCCAAATCTAAAACGTATTCTTTCTGTGGATTTTTGGTTATTGGATCATAGTTTTGTTTTGCATCAAAATTTTTCCAAATATTTTCCAATATATCAACACCATCCTTTTTCCATACCTTATACCTATGCCAAATACTACCATATCTCAATATCCAAGCATATGGAACTCTATGAATACCTCCAAACTTTTTAATACTTGCAAATATATAATCTAAATCAGTTGTTTGTGAATTTGAGTATGTTTTATATTTTTCTCTTAAAGTAGCCAATGGCAAACTATTCAAAAACAAATACGCAGCAGAAACATAAGGATATAAGTTACCTGATGTAAATCTATTAACACCCTCTAAAATAGCATTAGTGAAATAAGGCGTGTTTAAAATTGAAGTTGTTTGAATCTTATTGATTAAACCTGTATAATTTTTATAAAAGATTCCTCCTTCTGTTGGTATCTGATTTTTAATATTTGTTGTTCCAATTCGTCCCTCATAGAAATTTTTGAAGTTACCCCCTATAAAAGAATCTTGTGTCGGATCCGGTAAACTTAAAGTTCCATAATAATTAAAATTTGTGATTGGTCTAATTTCTGTTTTGGTTGTATCTTTATTAAAATTAGCCAACATCTTTTTATCTTCATTGAATTTCAAAGTTTTTGTAGTATTCAATGTATTGAAAAAATCTGTTGTTTTTGAACCATCCGCTAAATTCTTTTTAAACCAATCATTAACTGCAAACGGGTATGTGTCTAAAAATTCAAAAGTATTTGATGTTGTACTGTTCAAATAATCTATTATTTGTTGTTTCTGTTTGGGTTCGGGATTTATCTTGTTGTTATTTGGATCTATAGTTGATTCTGATAAAATACTAAAATCAGTTTGAACTTCGTTTTCAATATAGTTTGTAACAAAAATGTCTCTTATGTATTTCTGCCAACTTTCTCCTAATCCCTGATTTGAAACATTCGCCAAATAAGCAATCAGGTTGGCAGAATTTAAATCATAATTTTT